CGCAAGAAATACAAAAAATAGCACCAGAATTAGTGACTGATAATGATGGAACTTTAAGTGTTGCTTATGGCAACTTAACTGGATATTTGATTGAAGCTATAAAAGATTTAAAACAAGAGATAGAAGAGCTTAAAAAACATAAATGTGATTGTAAAGAATAAATTGCACCCCGAAGTGCCTGCATGGGAAGTTGAAATACCACAGGGCTTTAATTTTAATCCTTATAATTTAAATTACAAACTTCAAGATGGAAGTTTATTTAAAGATATTACTACACGTTTTGAAAACCATGACCAAAATTTAAAACATAAAATACTTGGTTTACTAGATATTAATTATATTAAAAATAAAGTACCTGATTATACGCAAATTGATATAAAAATATTTAAAGACCTTCCGGGGTTTAAATTAGTACCACATTGTGATGTGTTGGAACATAAAGCTTTTATAATTTTTAACTTAATAGATAATGTAAATTCAACAACATTTTATGATAGATTTGAAAAATTATTATGTGAAGCTCCTAACAAAAGACACACAGGTATTTTTCATTTGTTACACACAAAACCAAGGATTATGCACGCTATAGAAAATAAAAGTAAAGCAGATAGATATACAACAATAGCATTTATTAAATAATTTGTAATTTTACTACATGGCTGTACCTAGTTCAGGAACCTTATCAATGCAATCAATAGCTCAGGAATGTCTATATGGAACTTATGGTTCTGGAACCATTACCGGGCCTATATCTATGTATAATTTAGTAAATGGCGGAAATACAGGTGGCGCAGTGACATCAGGTAATACTTATCCTACTGTTAATACAGGTTGTTTACCAAATCCAGCAAACAGAGGTTCAAATCAACTAACTGCTGTTACGGATGCTATGGGGACTGGGAGTACTACTTATTATTATAATTCAAATATTGGAGCGGCTAGTAATTTAAGTGTAGGAGATTATTTGTATACAGATTCAAGTTTGTCTACACCAGCAACTATTATATTTGGTGTACAAACCGGTACTTCAGCCCCTACAACAATATGTTCTGCTGGAACATCTATAAGTGGTTTAAATAGTGAAGGGGGAGCTGGGCAAATACAAACTTTACCATCATGTTCATAAAATATAAATTATGCCAATAGCTTATCCATATAAATTTTCAGACTTTTACGGATACGACCAAGACTGTTCTACGCTTACGGCTTTTACTTCAGCAATAGCTGAAACTGGAATAAGTTGTACTCAGCCATTGAATCAAACTTATTATCATGATGGTTCAGGCTCACTCCCTGTGGCTAATGATGTTGTATATACTAACTCTGCCGGAACCACAACTATAGCTGCCGGGAGATATCGTTTAAACAACAATACAAGTTTTACAGTGTTCGGAAATTCTGGAGTTGTATCTTTTATTGATTCTTGTAGTCCTTAAAAATTTACTATATTTATAAAAAAAAATTATGGCTAATACATACGACTGGCATATAAATCAGCTAGATGCTAAAATAAAACAAGATGGCAAAGACAATGTTATTTATATAGTGCATTGGACATATACCGCTAAAGATAAAACTAAACCAGATGAATACATGGCATCTTTAATTGGCACACATGGGGTTGAATATGTTGAAGGTGAAGATTTTATTGAGTACAAAGATTTGAAAAAATCAGATGTTGTTGGATGGCTAGAAGCTGGTATTGATGTCGATGCAAAGAAACTAAATCTTGACAATCAAATCGAACTACAAAAAAATCCTGTAGATGAATACTTAAAGCCAGATTGGAATTAAAAATACAATACTGAAGAGTATAAAGAAAAGGTAAAAAAAGATTAAGAAAAATACATTATTTTTGTATTATATGTTTAAAAAAGAAAATCAAACTACTTCAGGTGGTAATATTGAAATTGTTTATGAATACATAAATACCAATGGCTAAGGGTTTTACATTTGTACATAGATATAAAAGTAAAAAAAGAAGACCAGGTGTTCATGCAAAAACTAAAACAAGCAAATGCAAAGGAAGTAAAAATTATAAAAAAATTTACATAGGTCAAGGAAGATAATGCAAGATTTAAGATTATACATAATAAATTCAATAGTTTTAGCTTTTTCTTTTGCAGACTATGTAGTAGATATATTAAGAATAATTTTATTAGTAGCGACTATAGTCTATACAATAAAAAAAACACAAGAACTCAATGGCAACAAAAATCGGTGAGGATACTAATGTACAGGTTGACTTAAAAACCATCGGAATCATTATAGCTGGAACTATTTCTTTAGCTAGCATGTGGTTTACATTACAAGGAGATATTCAAGATTTAAATAACAAGATTGATAGTTTTAGTGGCGAGGAGTTTGTTCAAAAAATGGAGTTCCAGCTAAAAGACGAGCTGGTGAGGAGCACCATAATACAAATTGAAAAATCGACAGATGGTTTAAAAGAGGATATATTAGACAATAAAGAGTCAATAAAAGAATTAGAAGATAAAGTTTATAAAAGATGAAACATGTAATTTTTGTAATATTTGTCCTATTCATTTCAGCAATAACAAGCGCACAAGATATGACATTACTACATATAAATTCAAAATGGAACTCTGATAATGATTACAAATATCTCAAACAATTAAAAGGTGTTGAAGTATTAAAAGTAAAATTAGAGAACCAACCCCCAGCAATCAAAAATCAAATAAAATCAGTCCCAACAATTATTTTATATGATAATAAAACCCAAAAACCAAAAGGGCAATGGGCTGCTGATTTATCTTTCAAGTTAGAAATTGAGCCAGAAAAAATTCAAGAATGGATAAATAGGTCTAAGATGCAATCTACAAGAAGGTCAAGCACAAATTAATAAATTATGATTAGTAAACATATTTCTGAAAAGGAAGCAACCAAGTCGGTTACTGCTTTAAGATTAGGCATTGACAACACACCAAATGGTGATGCAATAGCTAACATGAAACAATTAGCAGAAAAAGTATTTGAACCCCTTAGAGAATGGGTTGGTGGTCCAATAAAAATCAACAGCATGTACAGGTCACCAGCTCTCAATGAAGCTATTGGGGGAAGTTCCAAATCTCAGCATTGTTGTAAAGGTGGTGCATCTGCAATTGATATTGATGACATTTATGGTCATAAAACTAACGCTGAAATGTTTTCTTGGATAAAAGAAAATGTAAATTTTGACCAAATGATTTGGGAGTTTGGTTCAGAAACAAACCCCGATTGGGTTCATGTATCGTATGTCAGCGAAGATAAAAACAGAAACAGAATTTTAAAAGCCGTAAGAGACGATGGTAAAACAAAATATATAGATATAACAAATGCCTGAAAAAAAGAAATTTAAAAATACTACAGTAGGAAAACTCCTTTTAGGAGCAGCGGGAATGATAAATCCAACGCTAGGAAGCGTATTACAAGGAGTTACAAGTCCTAAAGATGCTATAGCTGCTATTGGTAAATCTGATGTTAGCAATGAAGATAAAATTAAATTACAACAACTTATCTATGAACAGCAAAATAAAGAATTAGAGTCGGTAACTTCTCGTTGGCAAGCAGATGCAGCAAGTGATAGTTGGTTGAGCAAAAATGTAAGACCTTTAGTTTTAGTATGGTGTATAGTTATATTTTCATTTGCTGGTATATTAGACAGCATTGATAATGTTCCATTTCATATAAATGAAGTTTGGAATGACACTTTTGAGAAGGTTATGATGGCTACGGTTTTAGCCTACTTCGGAGGAAGGACGACAGAAAAGGCAACATCAATGTTCAAAAAACAATAATGAAAATATTTTTATTTTTTATATTATCATACTTATATGGATGTGCTTTATATTATATAAATAAAAATTCATAACTTTGTAAAAATTAAATTAAATAGATATGGCAGAAAAAAAATCTCAAAAACTAGATAAAGAAGAATTAGAAATACTTCAAAAATTAAACAAAGATTTTCAACTTATAAAAAATCAATTAGGAGATATTGAAATATCAAAAAACAATGTTATTAAAAATTTAAATGTTATTCAAAATATGTTTAAAGAGCAAGAAAAAAAATTGCTTGAAAAATATGGAGATAACGTTGTTATAAATTTAGAAACAGGAGTAATTAATCCTAAAGAAGAAGAAGAAAGTAAAGAGTAATGGATATTAGAAAAATATCTATTGGTCCTGATTATAAATCAGGTGCTATGCATTATATAGTTGGCCAAAAGATATTGAATAATTCTCATACAATTCATCTTATTAAATATGATGAAAAAAAGCAATCTTTTAAAATTTATATTGAAGACAAAGATGTCGTAATACTATGGAAAGAATTTACTTCTTCTATTCCTATTTCTATAGAGTATAATATAAATTTTTAATGAAATCCCCATTTCAGTTTATAGTTAAACCTTTAAATGGAAAAAGGTATGATAACACAAAAAAAATATCAGGGATTGATTTTATTACAAGTACTTCACAAGAAGACCATAAGTTTTCTAATCGTTACGCTAAAGTATTAGCAACACCTATAGTTTATAAAGGGCCTATTCAAAAAGAAGATATTTTATTAGTACATCATAATGTTTTTAAATTCTATTATGATATGCAGGGTCAAGAAAAAAGTGGTAAGAGTTTTTTTAAGGACGATTTATTTTTTATTGATAACGAACAGTTTTTTATGTATAAACATGATGAAAAATGGTATGCTAATGACAGATATTGTTTTGTCAAACCTGTTTCTACTGAAGAATCTTATATATTTAAACCGTTCTCAGAAGAGCCATTAATAGGTATCATGAAATATCCAAATAATTATCTTAAATTAAAAGGAATTAAAGAGGGTGATAAAATATCTTTTCAACCAGATAGTGAATATGAATTTATAGTCGATGGAGAAAAGTTATATAGAATGTTTGACCATCAAATTTCTTTAGTATTATGACTAATAAACAAATAAAATTAGAAATTATAAAAGCTGGTGAAAGAGCCGTTAAAGAATTAATTGATGTGGCTAAAGAAAAAATAATTAAACCTGACCCTGAAGATGAGTTGGCAGCAGATAGATTAAAAAATGCCGCTGCCACTAAAAAGCTTGCGATATTTGATGCGTTTGAAATATTAAATCGTATTGAACAGGAGAAAGAGGCTTTGTCAAGTAATGAAACAGTAAATGTTAAAGTAGAAACAAAAAGAGGTTTTGCAGAAAGAAGGTCCAAATAGTTTATACATTGTAGTTAAAAACTATATTCCCAAATCAGTGGTTTCTAATAAAAACAGAAACAAAAGTTGGATTTATGGATATAACCCTAAATATGATGTTGTTATAATTTCTAAATCTGGAGAGATTGGAGACATATACAATATTAGTGGTCTTCATATTGCTTTACCCAAAACACCTAAAGAATGTTTTGAAAGACATAAAAAAAAAGAAAATCAATATTGGGAAAGACATGAACTTCCCAAAGTTTTATTACGAATACAATCTATATTTCAATGGAATGAAATGCCTGGTGAGTTTAAAAATCAATGGGTTGATTATATTGAAGGAGAGTTTGACAATCGAGAACAAGGATATTGGTTTAAAAATAAAGGTATTTCTACTTATGTTACTGGAGCTCATTATATGTATTTACAATGGACTAGTATTGATGTAGGTTATCCCGATTACAGAGAAGCAAATAGAATATTTTTTATTTATTGGGAGGCTTGTAAGGCAGACAAAAGAAGTTTTGGAATGATATATTTAAAGATAAGACGTTCAGGATTTTCGTTTATGGGTTCATCTGAGTGCGTAAACACGGGTACGTTAGCCAGAGATTCAAGAGTAGGTATACTTTCTAAAACAGGTTCTGATGCAAAAAAAATGTTCACAGACAAAGTAGTTCCTATTTCAAATAGACTGCCATTTTTTTTCAAGCCTATTCAAGATGGTATGGATAAACCAAAAACAGAATTAGCATATAGAGTTCCTGCATCAAAGATTACAAAGAAAAATATGTATGAAATAGATGAAGATGAAATGGATGGATTAGACACCACAATAGACTGGAAAAATACAGATGATAACTCTTATGACGGTGAAAAATTATTATTATTAGTACATGATGAAAGTGGAAAATGGATAAAGCCTAATAATATTTTAAATAACTGGCGTGTTACAAAAACTTGTTTGCGATTAGGTAGTAAAATTATTGGTAAGTGCATGATGGGTTCCACATCAAATGCGTTAGATAAAGGAGGAAATAATTTTAAAAAACTATATGATGACTCAAATCCACTATTAAGAAATTCAAATGGACAAACTAAAAGCGGTTTGTATAGTTTATTCATACCCATGGAGTGGAATATGGAAGGGTTTATAGACAAACATGGTATGCCTGTTTTGAAAACTCCTGAACATTCTGTTTTAGGTGTTGATGGGGAAAATATTTATAAAGGAGCTATAAATTATTGGAAAGGCGAAGTTGATTCTTTAAAAAATGACGCTGATGCTTTAAATGAATTTTATAGGCAATTTCCTAGAACTGAATCCCATGCATTTAGAGATGAAAGTAAATCTTCACTTTTTAACTTAACAAAATTATATCAACAAATAGATTATAATGACTCAATGATAAAAGAACATTTTTTAACTAAAGGTTCGTTTCATTGGAAAGACGGTATAAAAGACACAAAAGTAATATGGACTCCAGATACAAGAGGTAGGTTTTTAATTTCATGGACACCAAATAAATCTTTGCAAAACAATGTAATTAATAGAGGAGGGATAAAATATCCTGGCAATGAACACATAGGTGCTTTTGGTTGTGATAGCTATGATATATCAGGTACTGTAGGCGGAAGAGGTTCAAATGGCTCATTACATGGTTTGACTAAGTTTAACATGGATGAAGCTCCGTCTAATGAGTTTTTTTTAGAATATATATCCAGACCTCAGACGGCTGAAATATTTTTTGAAGAAGTATTAATGGCGTGTGTGTTTTATGGTATGCCTATATTAGTTGAAAATAACAAACCTAGATTACTATATCATTTTAAAAATAGGGGCTATAGAGGTTTTAGCATGAACAGACCTGATAAATTATATAATAAATTATCTAAATCAGAACGAGAGTTAGGGGGTATACCCAATAGTAGTGAAGATGTAAAACAGGCTCACGCATCAGCTGTAGAGTCTTATATAGAAAAATATGTTGGAATAGATTTAAATGGTATATTTAGAGACACAGACGATATGGGAAGCATGCCATTTACAAGAACTTTAGAAGATTGGGCTAGGTTCGATATTAATAAAAGAACTAAATTTGATGCAACCATAAGTTCAGGACTTGCAATTATGGCTTGTCAAAAGAATTTATATCAGCCTGAAAAAAAAGAGTCAAAAATAAAAGTTAACTTTGCAAGGTATACTAATACAGGCAATTTAAGTCAGATTATCAGATGAAAGATGTAAAAATAAAAATTTCATCTGTAGGGTTTCCAAGTCAGTTTGTATCGGACGCAGAAAAAGCTACGATGGAATTTGGCTTACAGATTGGTCAAGCCATACAATATGAGTGGTTTAAAAAAGATGGAAATCAGTGCAGATATTATAATCAATGGAGAGATTTTCATAAACTTCGTTTATACGCAAGAGGAGAGCAGTCAATAAAAAAATACAAAAATGAATTAGCAATTGACGGTGATTTGTCTTATTTAAATTTAGACTGGACACCTGTTCCTGTGATACCGAAGTTTGTTGATATAGTGGTTAATGGAATGTCTGATAGGCTTTTTAAAGTAAAAGCTTATGCACAAGATGCAATGTCTCAATCAAAAAGAAGCAAGTATCAAGATTTAGTAAAAGGAGAAATGCTTGCCAAACCCACATTACAAATTATACAAAAAGAATCAGGTGTTAACCCTTTTGTTTTACCACAAGATGATTTACCTCAGACTGATGAAGAGCTTTCACTGTATATGCAATTAAACTACAAGCCTGCCATTGAGATTGCTGAAGAAGAAGCAATCAATACAATATTAGAAGAAAATCATTACATAGATTTAAGAAAAAGGTTTGATTATGACTTAACTGTGTTGGGTATATCTGTGGCTAAACATGAGTTTTTGCCTGGAGCTGGAGTTGAAATATCTTATGTAGACCCAGCTAATGTAGTGTATAGTTATACTGAAGACCCTCATTTTAAAGATTGTTTTTATTGGGGTGAAATCAAAACTTTACCTATTACTGAACTGGTGAAAATAGACCCAACATTAACTAGAGAACAACTTGAAGAAATTAGTAAATACAGTCAAAGTTGGTATGATTATTATAATACTGCGCAGTTTTATGAAAATGATATATTTTACAGAGACACTTGTACTTTAATGTATTTTAATTATAAGACTACTAAAAAGATGGTTTATAAAAAGAAAATATTAGAAACAGGTGGTAGTAAATTAATAGAAAAAGACGACCAGTTTAATCCACCAGAAGAAATGATGGAAGAAGGAAGATTTGAAAAAATTTCAAAAACTATTGATGTTTGGTATAATGGTGTAATGGTTATGGGCACAAACATTGTTTTGAAATGGGAGCTGGCTCAAAACATGGTTAGACCAAAATCAGCAAGCCAGCATGCTTTACCTAATTATGTTGCTGTAGCTCCGAGAATGTATAAAGGGGTTATTGAGTCTTTAGTTAGAAGAATGATACCTTTTACAGATTTAATTCAAATGACACACTTGAAACTACAACAAGTTATTTCTCGAGTGGTACCAGACGGGGTGTATATTGATGCAGATGGATTGAATGAAGTAGATTTAGGAACAGGAAATGCATATAATCCTGAAGATGCACTAAGATTATACTTTCAAACAGGTTCTGTTATTGGTAGGTCGTACACGCAAGAGGGTGAATTTAACAATGCAAGAGTGCCGATACAGCAATTAACTTCTAATTCAGGAGCATCAAAAACTCAAATGTTAATCACTAATTATAATCATTATCTTAATATGATTAGAACAGTCACAGGTTTAAATGAAGCGAGAGACGCTTCCACACCTGATGCAAATGCTTTAGTTGGATTACAAAAACTAGCAGCATTAAATTCAAACACGGCTACTAGACATATTTTAGACGGCAGTCTTTATATATATAGAAGTATATCTGAAGCACTTACTTATAGGGTTGCTGATATATTAGAATATGCAGATTTTAAAGATGATTTTGTAAATAAAATTGGAAAATTTAATGTAAGTATTCTTAATGATATATCCGATTTATATGTATATGACTTTGGTATTTTTATTGAAGTTGCTCCAGATGAAGAGGAAAAAGCTAAACTAGAGCAGAATATTCAAATGGCTCTTTCAAAACAAGATATTAACTTGGAAGATGCTATAGATATTAGAGAAATTAAAAATATAAAACTAGCTAACCAATTATTAAAATTAAAAAGAAAACAAAAACAAGAACAACTAGAGCAACGTGAAATGAAAAAACAAGCTATGGTTGCTCAACAACAACTACAATCTCAACAGATGGCTTCACAAACTGCTATGCAAAAACAACAAGCAGAAATTCAAGGTAAAATTCAATTAAAACAAGCCGAAATTGCTTTTGAAATTGAAAAACAAAAAAATGAAGCTTTGCTAAAAAGTCAGTTAATGCAACAGGAATTTGATTACAACCAACAACTTAGAGGTATTTCAGAAGGAGCTTTAGCAGAAAGAGAAAAGTCAAGAGAAAAAGCTAAGTCTGATAGAATAAGTCAACAAAATTCTGAACAATCTCAATTAATTTCACAGAGAAAAAATAATTTACCTCCTCAAAGATTTGAATCCAATGAAGACTCACTTGATGGATTTGACCTAGCAGAATTTGAACCAAAATAACTGAAAAAAATAAACCATATTTATTGTTACCTTTGTAACTAAAATTAAATCAAATGGAATTAAAAGTAAAAGCCTTAGATGGCGTAGAAGAAAAATCTGTTCAAGAAGTTGAACAAGAACTGCTTGATAAAGCAGAAGATAAATCACATGAGGAAACTCAGGTGGAAGAAAAAACGGAGTCACAGGTTAAAGTAGAAGGTGAAACTTTAGAACCAAGTGCTCCAGCTCAATCCTCAGAGTTAAACGAGGAAGACGTTCTTTCATATATTAAAAAAAGATACGATAAGCAGATAGATTCTGTTGAGCAACTCTTTGAAACAAAGCAAGAAAATAAAGAATTGCCACAAGATGTAGCTGCTTATTTAGACTATAAAGAAAAAACAGGACGTGGAATTAATGATTACGTTAAATTAAATAGAGATTTTAATTCCATGAATGAAGAGTCTTTGCTAAAAGAATATTATTTAGCTACTGAACAAGCTTTAGATGAGGAAGATTTAGATATATTTCTCAGCGAGTTTGACTTTGATGCGGAAGTTGATGAGGAAAAAGAGGTTAAAAAAATTAAGTTAGCAAAGAAGAAAGCAATTGCAAAAGCTAAAAAGTTTTTCAATGAACAAAAGGAGATGTATAAACAACCACTTGAGTCAAGAACGGTTGGAGTTTCTAAAGAGGACAAAGAAGCACTAGAAGCATATCAGCAATATGTAAAAAGGTCTAAGACTTATGAGGAAGAAACTAACAAAAAACGTGATTGGTTTTTAACCAAAACGAAAGAAGTTTTTAATGATTTCAAAGGTTTTGATTTCAAGATTAATGAAGACAAAGTTGTTAGTTACAAGCCTACAAATGTAGACGAGTTAAAAGAATCTAATTCAGATGTAAATAAATTTTTTACAAAATTCATGAATAAAGAGGGTTTACTCGAAGACGCAAAAGGTTTTCATAAGGCATTGACTATAGCACAAAATCCTGAAAGATTTGCAAAGTTTTTTTACGAGCAAGGTCTTTCAGATGCAACAGAGGATGTTACTCGTAAAATTAAAAATGTAAATATGAGTGATAGAAAAACCCCTGAAATTGCAAAAAAGGATGGAGTGCAAATTAGAGCGTTAAACCAAAGCTCAGGCCGAGGTTTGCGCATTAAAAGTAAAAAGTAATATTAATAAATTAAAAAAAATTTAAAATTATGGCAGGTTCAGTTCAAGCAACTCCAGGATTTGATTTGCAGCCATCATCACAACAGGTGCCATTGGCTACAAATTATATCACAAACTTTAACTTCTTAAATCAGTATCTACCAGATACTTATGAAAAGGAGTTTGAAAGATACGGAAACAGAACAATTAGTTCGTTTCTAAGACTAGTAGGTGCGGAGCTTCCTTCAAATTCTGACTTAGTAAAATGGGCAGAACAAGGTAGACTTCACACTAAATACTCAAGTGTAGGTACAGCGGCTTCAGCAGCTGCTGACTCAGCTACATTTCAAGTAAATGACACGGGTGTTCCAGCATTCAGTGGAAGTAATGGTATCGCATTAAGACCAGGACAAACAGTTGTTATTGTTCAAAATGGCGGTACAGGTGTAAATAAAGGTATTGTTACAGCAGTAGATGTTAGCAACAATCAGTTTACAGCAGCTTTCTATGAAGCAGGTGGTTTAGTTACCGCTGGTACAGGTGTAGGTAACGCTGACGTTACAGTATGGATTTATGGTTCAGAGTTTAAAAAAGGTACAGTAGGTATGTCTGGTTCATTAGAAGCAGATGACGTTATCTTTGATAACTCACCGATTATCATAAAAGATAAATACTCAGTCAGTGGTTCAGATATGGCTCAAATTGGGTGGATAGAAGTAACTACAGAAAATGGTGCTACAGGCTATTTATGGTATTTAAAATCAGAGCATGAAACAAGGCTTAGATTTGATGATTACCTTGAAGTAGCAATGATTGAAGCAGTTCCAGCTGAGGCTAACTCAGGTGTAGTTGACGCAGCAGCTAACCCAACTTTCGGTAACAAAGGTTCCGATGGTATTTTCTATGTTGTTCAAACAAGAGGAAATGTATGGGGTGGTGGAAACCCATCTACTCTAGCTGAATTTGATTCAGTTATCGGAAGATTAGATAAGCAAGGTGCTATTGAAGAAAATGTAATTTTCTTAAACAGAGAATTTAGCTTTGATATTGATGATATGTTAGCTTCAACAAATTCTTATGGAGCAAACGGTACTTCTTATGGTTTATTTGACAATGATTCAGAAATGGCTCTTAATCTAGGATTCACTGGATTTAGAAGAGGCTACGACTTTTACAAGTCTGACTGGAAATATTTAAATGACCCAACAATGAGAGGTGGTTTACCATCAGGAGCAAATTCAGGTACAATCAATGGACTATTAGTTCCAGCAGGTTCTACTTCTGTTTATGACCAAATCTTAGGTAAGAATGCAAAAAGACCATTCTTGCACGTAAGATATAGAGCGTCAGAAACTGAAGATAGAAAATACAAAACTTGGATTACAGGTTCTGCGGGTGGAGCTATGAATAGCGATTTAGACGCTATGGAGGTTCACTTCTTATCTGAAAGATGTGTATGTACTATGGGTGCAAACAATTTCTTCATTTTTGAAGACTAGTATTTAATAAAAGAAGGGGTGTCTTTAAAGACACCTCTCTTTTTAATTTTAAAATTTAAATTAAATCAAATGAAAAAAAACGAAATATATGTAGACAAGCTCTACAGACTTACAAAAGAGGCGGCACCACTTTCTTTTATGCTGCCAACAAGAAATTCTAAAAGATTCCCTTTATTATATTTTGATGAATCAATAGGACAAAACAGAGCATTAAGATATGCTAGGAATCAAAGGTCTCCTTTTGAAGACGAACAGGATGGAAATGCAATAGTTGAACCTGTAATTTTTGAAGACGGGTTCTTGACTGTTCCTAGAACAAATCAAGTTTTACAAAAATTTTTACACTATCATCCCTATAACGGTAAAAGATTTATTGAAGTAAATGAATCTAAAACGGCTGAAGTAGAAATAGAAAGTTTAAATTTAGAGGTAGAAGCATTGGTTCAAGCTAAAGAATTAACTATAGAGCAATCAGAAACTTTATACAGAGTCCTTTTTGCTCAAGACCCATCAATGGTTTCATCTTCTGAATTAAAAAGAGATTTGTTAATTTACGCAAAAAAACAACCGCAGATTTTTTTAGAAGCTATTAACGACCCAATGTTGAAGCTTCAGTCAACTGTGCAAAGTTTTTTTGACAACAAATTTTTATCTTTTAGAAATAATAAAAGAGATGTATACTTCAATTTAGATTCTAATAAGAAAAAACTTATGACTATTCCTTATGGTGAAGACCCAATTAACATATTGTGTGGGTACTTTAAGTCAGATGAAGGAGTAGAAATATTAAAGTTTTTAGAAAAAAAATCTAAGTAATAATATTTTTTGTATCTTTAAATTGTTATTCATAATAAGAGTTTAGGTATTTAGAGTAATTATTATTTTAGTTGTTTTATAAAAGGAGAGGTTCTGTTTCAGAGCCTTTTTTTTTGCCTCTTTTTTTTTAGTTATCTTTGTATAAAGAATTTTAAATATGATAAATTCAGTAAGAAATACTGTGCTAGCAATACTTAATAAAAACAACTATGGGTATCTTTCTCCATCTGATTTTAATTTGTTTGCAAAACAAGCTCAATTAGATATTTTTGAAGATTATTTTTATCAATACAATTATCAATTAAGTAAAGAAAATGCTCGTCAATCAGGAACGGGTTATGCAGATATAAAAAAAGGTTATGAAGAAGTTATTGATATATTTTCTGTTACTGATTTTTTAATACACGATAGCGCAAATAGTTTTTTTACACCTAGCCCTTTAACTACGGGTAATGATTTTTATCTTTTAAATAAAATACTGTGTTATACAAGATTACTAGCTAGTGGTAATAATACAGCTATTGTTTCAAATGAATTACAAGATGCTGGTGCTACATTTAGTAGTGCAGGCGTTCAGATAGGTGATATAGTGTCTAACACCTCAACTAACAAAATAGCTATAGTAACTAGTGTTACTAATACTAATTTAGGATTGTCAGCAAATATTTTTACAGCAACTCCTGAACCATACGTGGTTTATGATGATGCTGTAGTAAATGAAGCAGAAAAAGTTACTAATAGCAAAATAACTATGCTCAACAACTCTATGCTTACAGCTCCTAGTGATTTGTTTCCAGCATATACTCACCAAGCCAATAAGCTTACAATTTTTCCTGCTACCATAAATAATATGGGCGCAGTACAATGTCAATATATTAGGTATCCTAAACCACCAAAATGGACCTTTGTGTCCTTAACTGGAGGTGAGCCTGTATTTGACGACTCTCAGTCTGATTATCAAGATTTTGAATTGACTAAAGACGATGAGCCATCACTTGTAATGAAAATATTACAGTTCGCTGGTATGTCTATCAGAGAAATACAAGTCGTTCAATTTGGACAGGCACAAGAACAATTAGAAAATCAAAATGAAAAATAATAAATTATGGCATATATAAGTCAATATCAATATTATGAAAACTCAGGATTAAGCCCTGAAAGTGCAAATTGGGGTTCATATCAATATGTGAGCTTGTATGATATTGTAAATAATTTTATGTTAATGTATGCTGGCAATCATAGTTTAGTTAACAATGAGCAAAGATTTAAAGTTTTGTTTCATGCAAAAAGAGCAATACAAGAGTTAAATTATGATGCCTTTAAAGAAATAAAAATATTAGAATTACAAGTTTCAGATACTTTAAAATATGTTTTACCACCAGATTATGTAAACTGGGTTCGAGTATCTTTGTATGAAAATGGATGCTTAAAACCTCTTACAGAAAATATACAAACAAATTATTCTGACGCTTATTTACAAGACAATAAATACAGGATTTTGTTTGATGAAGATGGGAGTGTATTGAATCCTGAAACTTCTCAAATTGATTATGATAGAATAACAGGTGTTAAAAAAAGTATTTATTTAAATCAAGATAGTCCTTTTGATAATACAGAAGGTTATTATTACGATGGTCTATGGTATTTTGATTATACTATTGGTTCTCAATTTGGTTTGAATACCGAAACAGCCAACTTCAATGCTACATTTAAAATTGACAGCAAGAATGGTGTTATTAATTTTAGTTCTGATATGTCAGACAAGTTTTGTATTGTAGAATATGTTTCTGATGGGATGGAAAATGGAAAAAACAGTAAAATAACTGTGAATAAAATGTTTGAAGAATATGTATATGCATATATTGAGTTTGCTATTTTAAATTCCAAATTAGGTGTTCAAGAATATATAGTAACAAGAGCAAGAAAAAGAAAACAAGCTCTTTTAAGAAATGCAAAAATTAGAATTAGCAATATACATCCTGGAAGATTATTAATGAATTTAAGAGGCCAGGCTAAATGGATAAAGTAATATGGCCAACATACAAAGAAATTTTATTGCAGGACGAATGAATAAAGGCGTTGATGAACGCCTTGTCCCAAATGGAGAATATATAGATGCTTTAAATGTTAGATTAGGTTCAACGGAAGAAACTGAAATAGGTTCAGTAGAAAACTCAAAAGGTAACGAACAGCTTACACAACTTCAATTTAATGGCACTGCATTGAGTAATAATGCTAAATGTATTGGTGCTTTTGAAGATGGAGCAAACGAAACAATATATTGGTTTATACATGATTCATCATTCAGTGTTGGAGCTACAGGAAAATTAGACTTAATTGTTTCTTTTAAAACAGACACCAAGGTTTTAACTTATCACGTTATTAGCATAAATGATGGTGCTGGAGTAAATACTACTTTAAATTTTAATCCTCTATATTTAGTTAACGGAATTAATTTAGTAGATAATTTATTGTTGTTTACAGATAACTTTAACGCACCTAGGTTTATAAATATTACAAGAAATTATGATAATCCAGCTTCTAATATTGACCAGTTTAGCGCAGAAAGTTTATTGGTTGTAAAAAAACCTCCAACAAACTCGCCTGTAGTACAAACCTTAACTACAAATTCACAAGAAAATTTATTGGAAGACAAGTTTTTATCTTTTGCATATAGATACAAATATGAAGATAATGAATATTCAGCTACTTCACAGTTTAGCGCACCAGCTTTTATTCCTAAAGCGTTTAATTTTACTACAGAGTCTTATACAAATGAAGGGTTTGAAAACTTAGTAAACCAAGCAAACATTACATTTAACACAGGTGGCCCATTGGTAAAAGAAATAGAACTTTTATACAAAGACATGAATAGTAATATTATTAAGTCTATAGAAAAGTTAAATAAACTTGACCTTGGGTATGCAGATAATACAGATTATGTATATAATTTTGCATCAAATAAAATATTTACTTTATTACCTGAAAGTGAAATACTCAGGCTTTATGACAATGTTCCTTTAAAAGCTAAAGCTCAAACTTTAATGGGCAATAGATTAATTTATGGAAATTATTTTGAAGGTTATGATTTATTAGATGCTAATAGTCAGCCTGTAAAGTTTGAATATGAAACTAGTTTAGTTACTAATGAAATTTCAGAACAATCTATAACTGACACCAACAGTAATGGTAACTATACTATTGACGGGTCAGTTACAGTTAATGATTCTATAGTAAGTTTTGATTTATCAGGACTTGATTTAGTGCAAGGTGCTTCATTAAATTTTACTATTAGATTTCAACACTCTCAATTTACAGGAGGTGCGAGCCCTACGGAAACCACGGGTTCTACTAGCATTGAACTAAATTATGTTTTACCTCAAAATTTTTCATCAGTTTTTGAGTTAGCTAGCAGCACAGATTTTCAGGAAAAAATTGGTACAGCAGCAAATATAAAACCAGTATATCATGCTACCAATCCAACTTCTTGTAGTGGGGAAACTTTAACAGATGAGTTTAATTGCGCAATACCAGCCACATTGGACACCTTTAATAAGTTTGATAGTGGAATTTCAGGGGGTGGACAACCTCTTAGTGTAATAACAACTCCATCAAGCAGTAGCATTGGCATACAATTATTAGCAGTAAGGTTTGTAAATAACTTGTCAACCCCTACAGTGAATGTTTATGAGTATTACCAAATAACTTTTGCTGAAGGTGGATATGTTAAAATAGCTAATTCAACAAGTTTACATAGTGATAGAGATTATGAAATTGGTATTGTATATATGGATGAATTTAATCGAGCTACTACAGCTTTGGTTAGTGAAAACAATTCTATTCATGTTCCATGTTCAAACTCAATTACACAAAACATTGCAAGAGTTACAATCCCCCCACAGCAAGTAGCACCTCATTGGGCGAGTAGATATAAATTAGTTTGTAAACCTAACAAAGAAGATTACGAAACAATTTACAGTAATGTGTTTTTTTACTCTACTCAAGAAAACGCTACATACTTTTTATTAGAAGGTGAAAATCAAAGAAAAGTTGAAGTAGGAGACAGATATAAAGTAAAAGCAGATACGCAAGGTCCTCTTTTAAGGTGTGAATATGCAACAGTATTAGATAAAAGAGCACTAGACAGCACCTCCAAAGAATTTGACCCACCGCCTCAAGATAGTGCGGGTAACAATATAACAGTTCCTCCAGGGACTTATATGAAAATAAGAGCTAATAATTTTACAGCTGAAAGAAGCGATAATCAATCTTTGACTTTAAAAGACACAGCAACACAAAGAAAAGGAGACAACTTTGTTATATTGCAAAATCTACTTACAAGAGTTTTTAATAATGATACAAGTCAGTATGATGAGGTTTCAATACCAGCTGGGTCTATTATAGTAATAAATTTAGATTTTGATAGACCTGGAAGGAATGGACCTTTTGCATGTCCAGAAGTAAAATACGAGGTAGACGATTTATCTCTAGTGGCTTCTCAAGATTATGATAGCTTTAAAGAATGGTTTGAAGGAGACAACGTTATTGCTTCAATAAATAACGCAGGTGTTGAAACTTTAGAAACAACTTGTACTCCAGATGGATTAGAAAGTGAATATGAACCAGCAAATGCCACTTCTAAAACAGATATTTCTACAGCTTTATGTGAAATGTATTATAAATTTTTTACTGCTTCACCCACGGGTGAACAAGTTTTATTAATATCTGGAACAAGGTCGTGTGAAGGTTCTCGTACATTCAAAAAAAATAGAGCTAGTATAACTGCAAGATTTGATATAACTAGAGCTACTCAACTGTGTGTTTTTGAAACAGACCCGTCTTCAGAGTCTTTAGATATATGGTACGAATCTTCTACATCTTATAGTATTGATGCAAACGGAAATCATTCTGGTAATGTACAAAATCAAGACATAAGCACGAGTCAAAGCGCAATTATTGATTCTGCTTTTTTTAATTGTTTTACTTATGGTAATGGCGTAGAGAGTTTTAAAATAAGAGACTCTTTAATAGGACAACCTTTAAAATTAGGCAATAGAGTTACTGCTGTTTCAAATGTTGATTACAAAGAAGCGCATAGGTTTGCTGATTTAACATATAGTGGTGTTTTTAATGACGAAACTAACATTAATAAATTAAATGAATTTAATTTAGGTTTATCTAACTTTAAACCACTTGAAGATACTTTTGGTGAAATACAATTAATAGATGGAAGAGAAACAGACATACTTACATTACAAGAGGATAAAATATCTTATGTATTAGCTGGTAAAAATTTACTATCTGATGCAGCGGCAGGAGGAGCAATTACTTCAATACCAGAAGTGTTGGGAACTCAAATTGCACGAATAGAAAAATACGGCATAAGTTTTAACCCAGAAAGTTATGTAAAATGGGGATATGATAAATATTTTACAGATTCAAAAAGAGGAGCCGTTATACAATTAAAAGGAGGTTCATTCAGAAACGAACAACTCACAGTTATTTCTGAAAGAGGAATGAGGTCTTGGTTTAGAGACTTGTTTATAGATTCTTTTGATACACAAAAACTAGGTGGCTATGACCCTTATATGAATGAATTTGTTTTGAGTTCAAATCAGACTAAAGTGCCTTTGGTTAGTCAACCAATAGCATGTGGCGTAACAAAAACGTTTTTAGTAAAAGCTGGCACAACAACTGAATTTAATGTAGATGTTGGACCATTTGTAGGAACTGTTACAGTCTCATATAATATTGTAAGTGCTGACGGAACAATTAACATTAGTAACTTGTATAATTCTACAACCACTAGTTCTGGAAATGTTAATACTTCTGGTTCTTATACTTTCACTAAAGACTCGGTAAGCAAAGAGATATGCGAGATGGATGTTACTACTTCAACTGGAACAGCTACAGTAGAAATAACAGTCAGTTGTCCAGACCCAGATATTATAAGGATATTTCAAATATGTATTTCAAATAATTCAGAAGCTGGTGAACTAATTCATAATCAATATAGGTGGGTTGACGGGACGTTTGTGTCTCCTCTTCATAGCACTCAAGTTGAATTAGCTACAGGCACTGAAAGCCCTTTAGTATCACAGTATGAATCAATTCAAGGGCAGCAAGGTGGTGGAGTTATACCTGCTGATGGTGCAACCGTAAGTATTATATCTAATAAAATACCGCCTACAGATAATTTTGTTTTTGATAATACGGTGGATGAATTTAGGTTTTTAAGAACAAACACTCTTTATACAAATACAACTTCAGATATAACAAGTTTACTAAGTGCTTCTACTTTAGCAACCCCAATTAGTGGAACATTAAATACATTTCAAGCATCCTTTACGATGCCAGCAAGCGGACAATATTTATATTTAATATATGATTATAGAAATGGTCTAGCAATTACATTATGTTATGATTCTTCAACAGCTTTAGCTTCATGTTGTACTTGTGGGACTCAAGCTACTTATTTTATTGATGGTAATTCTTTAGCAAATGCTACAGCAGTATATACAGATGCTAATTTAACTACAAAAGCAGCAGACGGATTTTATAGTTCAGGTGGTAATGTGAGACAGCAAAGCTCAGGTTTATTGTTACCTCAGCAGTCTTGTCCTTCATGCGGAGGCGGAGGTTCTTTAAGAATGTTTAATTCTTCTACAGGAACTGTGTTTAATGGAACTTGTAATATTAATGGAAATATAAACCCAATAAATCAAATTTATTATCATGACGGAGCAAATGCATTACCAGTTTCAGGAGATACTTGTTATGAAGATGCAGCAGGCACAACACCTTTATCTGCGTTTTATTATACTATAGGTGGGACTTCAGGAATGGGTAACAGACAATATATAAGAATAATGGGAAATGCAGGTGTGGTTTCATCGGGATACCCAGCAAATTGTTAAATTTAAAATTATGTCAATAAATTATACATTATCATATAGCGAAGGAGTAAAAGGATTTCCATCTTTTTATTCGTACATTCCTGATATTATGGTTGGAATGAATCAATATTTTTATTCATTTAAAGGGGGTAATTTATTTAGACACAACACAAATAATACTAGAAATAATTACTATGGGGTACAATATAATTCTAAAATAACAAGTGTTTTTAATCCAAACCCTTTACAAAATAAACTATTTAAAACTTTAAACCTAGAGAGCGATGGAGCTTGGCAAGCAACTTTAACCACGGATATACAACTAACAGGGTTTATTGATAGTTCATATTTTGAAAAAAAGGAAGCATCGTGGTTTGCTTTTATAAGAAATAATGGCCCAACTGGAGCAAATACAAATCAAGCTGAATGGGAATTAAGGTCTTTAAATGGTATAGGTAAAAGTGCCAGTACATCAGGTACTGCTGCTTCTTATGAAATTAATTTTCCTTTAAGTACTGATATTGGTAGTATTATTAGCGTTGGAGATTTCTTATATTATAGTCTTCCACCATCATTTGATACACCTGTTTTTGCTGGTGTAGTTACTAATATAAATGTAGATTTACCCAATAGTGTAAACAAATTAGTTATTGACTCTACAACACAGCCAGGGACAACAAATCCTATACCCATACAAAATGCTTTTATTTTTTATATAAAGAATCCTATAGCAGAATCTCACGGAGTATTAGGTCATTATTGCATATTTGAGCTAGAAAACACATCTACAACTCCTACAGAACTGTTTGCTGTAGAATCCGATATAATGAAAAGTTATCCTTAAAAAATTAGTATCTTTGCAATGAGGTGTATACTGTATACACTTTTAATTATAAAAATTTTTAGATTATGCCATTTGATATTATTACAGGCTTAGTAGGAATGGGACTTTCTTTTGACCAAGCCGCAAAAGCTAGAGACGAGCAGAGAAAAGCAGAATTTGAAGCAGAAAAACAGTTGAAAGAAGCCAAAATGCTTTTAGAAAAAAACTTTTATGAAGGCATAGCAATTCCCAAAGAAACTTACGATTTACAAGCAGATATTTTAAAAACTGCTGGAGAGCAAGCTATATCGGCAGCTCAAGAAGCTGGTGTCAGAGCTACAAGTGTAGCCCCTGGTAGAGTATTAGCTGGTCTTACACAAAGTGGTGGAAAAATGAGAACAGACATGGCCAGTGAATTATTAGAATTAGAAAAGGCTGAAGCTAAAGAAGCATCACGATTAAGAGATATGGGAGTGGGTATAAGAGGTGATGTTGCAACAGGTGCGGGTCTGGCTGCGGCAGCAGCAGATATTGCTGAAGCACAAGCTATTACAGGAGGTGCTGAAGCAGCGCAAGTTTTAGGTGAAGAAATATTTGAAGCAACTCCAATATATGGAAAAGGTCAAAAAGGAAGAATGCTTACAAGAGCACAGCGTAAAGCAGGAGGTTTTGATGAATTTAAAGATGCTATTGTAAACAAGTTTGGAGACCAAGGGCTTGGAATTAAAAAAGATGGTGTAGAGTTAAAAATTTCTCAAGCTCGAGACCCAAAAGAATTACTGAATTTTTTACAAGGACAGTCTATAGAAGATATAGAAGAATTAGGCGGAACTTCTGCTGTGAGAAAATTTATAGATAATTTAGGAGAAGAAGTTATGGACATACCTTCAGATATTTTAGATGCTGTTGGTAACATACCTCAATTTTTTAGCAATAATCCTTTTCTTGGAACAGGAGATTATAAAGACCAAGGGCTGGGCGCATTCTTCAAAACTACTTTTGGTAAAAAAGAAGGTGGTAGTAAATTAGGTAATCTATTTAGAAATATCTTCAAGAAAAAATAAAATTTATGAGTTATTATAAATATGCGGAGCGTGATGCTGACTCTCAAGTAAACTGGGGCAAGATTACACGAGACATGACAAATATGCTTGACGAGCAAAAAAAGCTCAAACAAGATAAAAGAGACGCTCTGGATAAAGCATCAAGAGAATATGCTCAAAAACTAACAGATGCCCCTATGGGTGATTCTGAATTAATAAACAGATTCACAACCAATTATGCTGATGATGCTAGACAATATCATTTAATGGTAGATAATTTATTAAAGTCTGGTAATCTTGACCCTAGAGAATATACCTTGATGATGCAAAACCTTCAAACAGGCACACAAAATCTTTTTAATTTATCTAAAGAATATAGCGAGCAATATGCTACAGCTATGGAAAGACTAAAAAGCAATGACCCAAATGCAAGTTCACAAAAATTAGAACAAACTTTATTAGCTTCACTAGAAGGTTATGCAAAACTTGGAAACCATAAAGGATATATTAACCCCACAGATGGCAGTTTATCGCTGGGAAAAGTTGTTAAGGGAGAAGATGGTGTAGATAAAATGGTGTCTCCAGTAAGTGTTTCAGAGTTAAGAAATAGAATAAAATCTCAATATGATTATTATAATTACAAAGAAACTATAGATAAAAGAGTGAATAGTTTACCAGCTAAAATTAAATTCAAAGAATTTGAAAGTAAGTATGGTAAAGTAATGTTTGGTGAAGTTGAAGATTTTACTCAATTCAAAGATTATAATAATTGGTTAAATCTACAAACCGACAGCATGATGGAAAACCAATTTAATATATCATCTATATTAACTGATGATATTATAGAAACATCTGATAATAAAGCATACTATTATGTTTCAGAAGAATTTGATGGGGACGGAAATGTTATTGGTTATGTAGATGCTCGTTCTGGAAAAAAGGTTGGAGATGCACGAACTGAAGATATGATTGTTATTAGAACTAATGGTGATAGTGGTTTAAGAGAACTTGATTTTACTGATAAACAAAAAGAAAGAGTCAGAGATGTTTTAAAACAAGAGATGCATGCTCAACTTCCATACAAGGAAACATTTAGAACTAGAGTAGACCCTGACAAACCTACTTCTGAAGAAAATAAACAAAGAGCTATAGGTAAAGCTCAAGACACAGTTTACAGTAACATTTCTCAACTTTATTATGGGGATGAATCTCAAATCACTGAGGCTATAAATAACATTAGAGGTTTATATCCAGATTTAGTTATTAATAGAGATAAAGACGGAGTAACAATTTTTAATCAAGCTACAGGAAAAACTGAAAATCTTTCATTTAAAACAGACGGTGGAGAGATTATTCCACAAGACCAGTGGGTTAAAGGAAGTGCTAACTTCTTCTTGTCAGACAAAGATAAGATTAAGAATATAAATGAGGTTGCAGGTAGAAACAAAATTGATTTAAGTAAAACGTTAAGTGATAAGACAGGTTTTGGCGGTCCAACTGAGCAAGTACAAGAGCCAATTCCTGATGCGTTTGATAGAATAATTAGAGAAGAGCTTCCTATTCCAGCAAATACTTTTATAGAAGACGATGAGGCGCAGGTAGCAAAAAATCTTAATGTACTTTTAGTACGACTTCCAGGACTTGACGGATATAGTGCAGAAAGCACGGATTTAACAAGAGATACTGTTGTGATTAAAAATGAAAAAGATATAGAAGTGCTAAGATTTGACTTGGATGACCCATTTGATGAAGCTAAATATATAGAAGCATTATATGATTTGTCGAAAAACGTAACAAACTTAGACCAAAAAGCACAGTATACTTTGGGTAAAAGACAAAAAGGTACAAGAAATGTTGAAATCCCAGGAGGGCAATCTGCCCCAAATAAACCTAATCCTAATCTTGGATAATTATATTTTATGAACGAAGAGATATTAAAAAATATTTGGAATCAACTTACAGCTGATGGTGCAACAACCAGTGATTTTGAAACTTGGAAGAATAATTTTGCAGGTAGCGAAGAGATTCAACAAAATGTTCATACTTATTTGTTTAAAAATGGGATGACTAAAAATGATTTAGAAACTTGGTCCTCAAATGTAGGTTTAAAAAAAAAAGACAATACTCAACAGCAGCCTAAAAAAGAACTCATACCTCAAGAAGATTCTCCAAAACCTTTTGTTATGCCTGAAGTATTTGGTGAACCAATGCCTCAAGACTATTTTATATATGGAGAAAAAACTCCAAGACAAGAAATAGATAACTTCATTGAAACAAGAGAGCCTACAGAACAACAAGAAAAATATTCTTTTCAACAAAATGTAGGGGCAGGGACAGGTTTAGGTATTAATGTAATTCAGCAACCTAAAGTTTTTAGTAAACCAGAATTTAAAGTAGATGAAGAGGTTTTATCAAAGATAACTTTAGACCCTAATATTCAAAAAGCATTAGAGAAAAATTTAATAACTGAAGAGGATATAAAAAAAGCTTTTGTTGATGGTGATGAAGTTATGCTTAAAAAAATACAAAGCGTAACCAGAAGAACACCAAAGGAAATAAGAGACTCTTATACAAATAAAAGATTAAATAAAGTTTTTGCTTATGAAGAAAGCTCAGGATTAGATGATAACTTAAATCAAGTCAAAATGAATCTTGATGAAATAAGTATAGATGAAATGTACGGTGTTGATGATTTAAAAAAAATTGACGGCCCTAAAGGAAAAATAAATATAAAAGATTTTGATGGATATTTATCAGAACAAGGATATAAAAAACAATTTAAAAAATATTTAGAGGATGAAACTATTTCGCTTGATGGAAGAGAGTATGATATATCGGGTAATTTTAATCCTTCGCTTGCAGCAGAAAGATTGCTGTTTACTTATTTAAACAATTATTTAAATAATCAAGTAGAAAGAAATGTGGACTTTCAAAAATTAAAATACCAAGAAGAAAATGATGGCAGTATGCCAAGTTTAGATGGTGTAGAATTAAGTTATTCATCAGGTGTGGATACTGAAAAAGTAAAAGAATTTATACAAGAAAAATTTCCAAGATATGTTCAAAAATTAAAAGCACAAGATGCTAAAAATCAAGAACTATGGCAAGAAAGAAAAAAAGATACAATATGGAATTGGGATGTAGCTGGGGATTTGTTTGTAGATTCTGTTACCCAAGGAGCTCGTGCATTAAACGATAGAATAGACACCTTATCAGAGGGGTTTTATAATTTTGTAGGCCTTGATGGTGTTGCTGATGAAGTTAGAATGAACTCTGCTGAAACTAAGCTTAACAGGACTGATTTGATGCGATATGTTTTAGCTAATGGAAAAGAGGTGGAAGTAGATGGTGTTAAATATTTAGTAGATGATACGGGACAAGTATATTCTACAGCTCATAAACTTAGAGTAACTCACGTTTTAAGTCCAGGAGAATATAAGTCTATTACACAAGCAGCGAAGCTTGAAGGTAAAGATACTTATTCATTTAGCGGAATCGGCTTAACTGTGGAAACAACAGGTGTTTTATCAGATATGTTATTACAGTTGGCAGTTCAAAGAAACGCATCAACTCTTTTAAAAGGAGGTGCTTCGCTGACTTCAAATGTAGGAGGTGGCGTTAAAAAAGCTGGGGATTTGCTTGCAAAAATACCTATGAAAAGAGACATGTCTGGTATTATAATAGGACAAGGAACTTTGTTTTCCACTAATTTATATGCTGAGACAAAAACAAGAGCTTTAGAACAAGGGTTGTCTGTAGAAAAAGCAGATGAAATTTCTGCCATGGCTGCAAAACAAGGATTTACGTTGGGTGCATTAACAGCCCCACTATCTCCACAAATGTATGCTATGAATAAAATATTCGGTAAAGAAGCTACTAAAAAAATAAGTAAAGAAATGTTGGATGCTTATGTTTCAAAGGGGCCACAAGGTTTTCAAGAAGTAGCTAAAAAATATTTAGGTAAAGTGTTGTTTTATAATAAACAAGGTTTAGCAGAAATGTTTCAAGAAAACGTACAACAAGGCGGAGAAGCTTTTGTTGTTGCTCCTAATATTAATAAAGTAGCGGGAAAAGAAATAATAAGAGATACAATTTCACTTCAAGAATTTTTAAACACTTCTATATTATCATACGCTGCTGGATTTCTTATGCCTTTTGGTGGTGATGTTTTTAGTAAAGCTACAGGTAGAGGAGGTGGTGTAGATGGTACTGATAAGCTTCAGTTATTATCCATATTGGCTGAAGATGTAGATAAAACTACTGAATTATTAAACAGTCAAGTTGCTAAAGGTTTATATACGGAACAACAAGTAAACAAAATTCTATCTGACATTGAAGTATATAGAAATAGTATAAACAGCATACCTACCAATTTATCTTCACAAACGGGTCTTGAAGTTATGCAAGATTTAAATGAAATAAACAGACTTGAGCAAAAGAAAAAGAAACTAGATAAAGCTTTTCATGCAGAAATAGATAATGAAATAGAGGGTATAAGAGAAAATATTAGAAAAAAAGTAGATGCTAATAAACAAGTTGACTCCGAAGTCGAGCCAGAGTTAGAACAAACCCCGCAAGCTATTACTGATGAACAAGTAATAGAAAGAATTACAACTGAAAAAGATAGCGATGTTTATACTCAAGAAGAGTTTGATAACATGAAAAAGAAAATGGAGCAAGAGCAACGTGAATCAAGAGTTTCAAAAGACTTTGACGCATTGAGAAGGCTTAAGGATGAAAAGGGTGAGGATTATGCAGACAACCTTTACAAGTCAAACCCCGACCAGTTTTTTCAAGAAGTTGAGGAAATGAAAAAGAAGATGGAGCAAGAGCAAACTGAATCAGATGTAGACACGGAAGTAACTGAGGAGGCTGAAACTAAAATATTTGAAGAAGGAGAAACAGATATTGAATTTACTAGGAAATCCCAAAAAGGTGATGTTTTTACCTACAAACAGGTTGTAACCGATGAAACAGTAGAGGGTGATGAACAAACTACAGGTGTAAAAAAAGTAGAATATGTAGGGCAAAAGAATAATTCTGGTAGAAAAATAAAAAAAGCCACGGTTCCTGTTGGAGAAACTGAATTTAGTGATAGAGAACAAGAGCTTAGAGAACAACTCATAGAAGATGGACTTATTGATGAAGATGTAGATGTAGACTTAGATATACAAGAAGCTCGAATAATTCCCGAAACGACAAAAGCTGCTGGTTCTGGAACAATTTCTTTTAAGGTTAGGGTGAAACCAAAGGGCAAATCTGCTTTTGGAGCTCCAACATTTGTACTACAACTACCTATAAAATCTGGAGGTGTAGAGCCAGAAGTTCAACAACCTAAAGTAGTTAATGAAAGTAATGTGGTTATGCAAGCTTTAAATGAAGCTGAAAATAAAATAACTAAAAGAGCACAAGGAAGAAAAGCTTTACAAGACGCAAAAAAAGCTGTTATAAAATTCTTAAAAGAATCTTTACCAGCAGATGTATACAGCAAGCCAGAGGTTTTAAAGATAACCAGAAAAGTACAAAGAGCTAATGAAAATAATATTGATAAAATATTTAAAGAAATACAACAAGTAGTAAACCAAAAGGTAAATGTAAAATTAGAAAAACAAATCAATAATATTCTTACAGACAAGTATCAAAAAACAGAAGGCGGTAAAGTCAAAGCTAAAGGTATTGATAATGAAATGAGAAAAAGAATTGCAAGCATAAATTCTAGGCGTTTAAAACCAGGGGTTGATGTTGGTGTAGTGTTTAACACAAATAAAGAACTGCTAGAAAGAATTAATGAGTTAGACGCAAAAACTGTTAAAACAGATTCAGACTTAAATGAAATGGTTGATTTAACAATACTTCTCAATTTAAATAATTCTTTGTTGATGGAAAATAATGACATCAATAAAACAAAAGCATTGTCAAATGCAGCAACACCTCTTGAGCAAATGATAGAAGAAGGAAGGTCTGAATTAAAAGAAGAACTTACTCAGGCTTCAAAAAAATATGCGGGAGCTATTGGTATTGTTTTTAGACAAATAACAGGAAAAAAAATAGATTTTTCTGACCCTCAGGCTAAACAAGAATTAAGATTAGAGCTTAAAGATGTAAAAGATTTAAAAAAGAGAAAAGAACAAACACAAAATGTTATTAAAAAATTCTTTACTACAATCAATACTAAAATCAAAGCTTTTTTTAATCAAGCAGAAGCGTTAGATGGATTGATGGATTTAATTTCAAAAACTCCTGGTGATATGTTTGGAGGTATATTGCAAGAAATGGTTACAGAAAGAGTGGATGAATCTAGTATTATATTCAAAGAAAGAACTATTCAGAATGAGTTAACTCTTGCTAATTTTTTTGAAAAATTGTATGGTAAAAAATGGAGAAGCGAGGTTAGAAAAAACAATAATTTACCTAACGAACCAACATATATTAGAAACGAAAAAGCTTACAACCAAGCATATAAAGATTACGAATCTAACCCAACAAAAGAAAATAAAGCAAAGCTAGATAAAGCAAAAGATTTGAATTTAAAATTTTTATCTCAAAATCAAATAATTTATGTATATAATCTTGCTAAAGACCCAGCAAATGATGCAGCTTTTGAAAAAACATTTGGTCCAGACTATAAAAGAATTTTAAATGAAATAGAAAATAAGCTTGACCCCAAAGCAAAACAATTTGCTGATTGGTTAGTGAATGATTTTTATCCGTCATTGTACAATCACTATAACAAAACATACAAAGCTTTGTTTAGAACGGATATGCCGTATAATGAATTTTATTCTGGTATGATATATAGGGAAAATATTGAGCGTGAGCCACCAGATATGTTAGGAAATCCTTTTTCAATAAACAACTCTGTAGGGTCAAGCTCTACAAAAGCTAGAACAGATACTAATGCAGAGATTAAAATAATGAATGCTGTAGATGTTATGGCTACTTATTTAAGAGACATGGAATACTTTGCTGCGTATGGTGAAACAATTAGAGATATTAATAAAATGTTTTCTGAACCAGCAGTTAAAGACGCTATATCTAATATCCATGGTGATTATGTTAATGAGCTTATTGATAACATGATTGGAAAAATTGCAAACAAAGGTGTAAGGACAAATGTAGCTGATTCATTTATAAATACTTTAAATAACTTTTTCTTAGTAGGAAGAATTGGTGCCAACCCAACCATTACTTTAAAGCAGCTTACCTCTATGATAACTTATGCGAATGATATAGGTTATGTAAATTGGTTGAAGCATGGTTTAACAAATATTCCTAAAATAAGAAAAACTTGGAAAGAAATAAGTGAAAATTCTACCTATATGACAGACAGAAACAGAGTATCTATCACTAGAATTATTGAGGCTTATTCTGATAAAAAGATGGTAAAGTTTGTAGGCGGTAGATATTATGATAATTTTGTAAACTTTGTAATGTACCCTACTAAATTTGGTGATAGAGCGGCAATTTTCTTAGGAGGAATGCCTAACTATATATATTACAAAAAGCAAGCGTTAAAAGAAGGAAAAACAGAAAAAGAAGCTATTAAGATTGCAATTAAAAAATTTGAAAGAGATACTAAAAGAACTCAGCAGTCTCAAGACTTGCAAGACAAAGACTATTTCCAAACAGGCTCTGCATGGGTAAGAGGTATGAATATGTTCTTAACTACGCCAAAACAGTATTTAAGAAAAGAAATTCAAGGTGCTAGAAACTTATACAGAAAAGCAAAAGCTTGGGATAGCAAAGTAGGTAAGGGTAATTTGACTGAAAATTTCAGAACATTACTTACTTATCATTTATTTGCTCCTGTTTTATTTCAATATGTAGCACTAGGGCTTCCAGGAATACTGAGAGGTTTTAGAGATGATGATGATGAAGATTTAATAAGAGCAGCACTTATAGGAAACCTAAACGCACTGTTTATAATGGGAGAGCTTATTAATAATCTTGCGGATAAGGTTCAAGGAAAGCCTTATGCGGGGAAAAATTTCAGAAATATTGCTCCGTTGATGGTAACCTCAAGAGTATGGCAGCTTTATGATAGATGGGAAAAGACTAAGGACCCAATTAAAAAACAAGAAGCATTAGAAAGACTACTTGCAGAAGTAGCATCTATCCCTGGTATTCCCGCTATACAAATACAAAAGTTTGTTAAGAATATGGAAAACTTAGGTAAAGACGGAGATGTTGGTAAAGATATTTTAAGATTATTAAACTACTCTGAATATCAGATTGAAGGACCAGACCAAGATGCTCCTAAGAAAAGAAAACCCATGTCTAAAACAGATATGAAAAAACTTCTACCTGACTTGTATGAAGATTTGTATGGTAAAGGTGGTGCACTAGAAGACATAGAAAAAGAAAAAAAAGCTCTTAGAAAAGAAATAAGAGAAGCAACAAAATAATTATGCCCTTTAAAAAAATAGGAAAGAACCGAAACCAAAGCCCAAGCGGTAGAATATTTACTGACGCACAAGTGAGGCTGTATTATGCAACTGATGGGTTTAAAAAGAAACGCAGAAAGCCAAGGAAGCCTAAAGGATTACGCCCTCGAAAAAGAAGGCTTGGTTAATAATACTTCAAATATTTTAATGTTTTTTGTTTTGGATAAGTCAATATAAGCTCATTGTCTTTCCAAGAAACTTGACCTATAATTTCATGGGGTTTACCATATATTAACCCATCAACACAGGCCCACAAAACCACTGGGTTTAATCTTTTGTTACAAACTCTAACCACGTTGTTGGCTTTTACCTCTAGTGGATATGCGGTATTGATTGTTTTGTTTATAACAACAACTTCAGCGTAAGATATAAGATTTTTTGATGCATCAAAAACACGATAGTCTACATCATTAATGCCCATTTTTTTGTAAGAGCCCTTAAACCTATCTACAAATTTTTTTATGGCAAGTTCTTTAATTTTTTGATGTCCCATTTATCTGCTATATCTTTTAGTGTTTCTAGTAATGGTTTGGTTTTTTTTGTCCATTTGTTTTTGTAATAAGCTTTTGTAACATAACACTCAGCCAACGGTATATCCTTGTGGTCATTTTTAAAAGTATGCTCTACCAATAAAGATATTGATTTCCCCGTATGCCACGAGTCGGTAAGCCTTTCTAGTAATAGTCTTTGACCTAAAGGCAAATCATTTCCTTTGCGCTTAACCTCTATCAAAATTAATATTTTATTGTCAAATTCCAAAACCGCATCTATATCTGTGGGGTGCACATTACCTGATTCTACGCCTGCAAAATCTATGGATTGTTTTACTTGATTTGTGTTTCTAATTAGAGTCAAAGCTATGTATTTCAGCGTGGCATCTTGCACATAACACCACGCATTTTTCTATTTCCTTTAAGATTGTTTCTTTTCCTAAGCCCTGGCATAACGCATCCCCTATAGAAAAAGATTTGTCGTTATTTATATGATGAAACTCTAAGGCGTTGGTTTTAAAATTTTCATGAGTTTCCTGAGAATAGCCACATATGTTGCAATGCATTTCTTTTTTTATATCATACAACCACTCTCTTATTCTTTTTTTTCTTTTTCTTTTTACAAGATTATAGCAAACCTTACATTTAAGACGAGGTATTACGGTGCCGTCTTTTCTTCTTCCAGCTGAAAAAAAATCTTTTACTGGTTTAGATTTTTCACAATGCTTACAAGTCTTCTTCAAAGGACTCATTTACTGTTTTTAATTTGTCCATGATTTTTTTGATGGTTTTTTTGGTATCAACATCTTCTCTGTCTATCAATGCCTCATACAAATCCGAGTTAAGGGTGTATAGTTCGTCCATCACAAAATTGACGTGTTTTACCCGTTCATTATCAATAGCAGATATTCTAGCCATTATTTATTCCACTGATTTTTTCAGTTTTTGTTCTATCCTATATCTTTCAAATATTTCGTTAGAAATAGGCATTGTATCATTTGTTGATAATAGTTGTTTTTTTGTTCTTTCTTTTTTTCTATGCGCTTCAAATATTGAATTACTTATCGACATGATTTTTAAATTTATTACGATGGCACCAATAACTCTGCGCCTTCTGTTTTTATAAATTTAAACAAATTTTCGTAATTTTTATTACCATTTCTTGACAAAACACTTGTTTTAGATATTTATACATCAAAATTCGGTGCTATTTTTTTTGTTTTAGCCTGTTCTTTTGGTTTGTTTTTTGTCTTTAAGATTTTATTTTCAATATAATAATCTAAATATTCATCAGAATTTATTTCTTCGCAATCTAAAAACACAGGGTTTTCTTCTATTTGTTTTAAAAACTCAACAATAAAAAAATAAGGGCTGTCAAGTGCGTTAGAAACCCCAGCTAATCTTTGAGACCACCCATTTGCTTCTGGCAACTCTTCAATTTCACGGTCAATTTGTTGCGCTATATCTAGTCCTAGTTTTACTGGTAATTCTCTTATTTTTTCCACAAAGTAATCATCCACTTCGTAGTCTTCATTTCTCTTTGTGTATTTCGACCTTTGCATATTTTTTTAATTCTTCTAATCTGTATTCTTGTAGTTTTGAAACCCTGCCTTTTTTTGTTTTTATTTCACTAAACAAAACATCGGAACCAGGAGGTATAGCAATTAAATCTGGTATCCCGTTTTTATTTGTTTTTATAAGTTTTATAACATAGTAACCTTTTTCCTCAAGCTCCTTAATTCTTTTCTTCTGTATTTGTTGTTCTGTCAAAACCTCTTTTTACAAAGATAGCAAATCCCTTTTGAAGTGTTTTAATGTATAATCTTTCTTCTTTACTACTGCTTTATAAATTTTTTTTTCTATACCCTTGTTTGAAAATACCCAATAAATTTTATTATACATTCTGTTTTTGGTTGTCATTCTATCCCTGCTTTGCCAATAACTTGTTGCCGAAAAATCAATATTAAAATACACCAGAGCTTCTGCATGGCGCAAGCTTATTCCTTCTCTTCCTGAAACAATTTGTAGGGCTATATTTTTATTAGTGTCTTTAAAGACACCGATGTCTGTAGTTATTGATTCTAAAAAAGTTTCTTTCAAGACATCTAGTTCTTTTTTAAACTTATAAAATATAGCAATCTTTTTATTTTTAAACTTTCTTTTTATAAACTCTGCCTTGCTGTTATCCACAACCATAGAGTTTCCGCTTTCAAATATGATAGTTCCGCTATATATCTGGTGAAGCTTCTGCATAAGTTTGACGGGCGTGTCTGCCAATATAACTTCTTCTTTCCCTTGCACGACTAAATCTTTTTTTAATCTTGTGGCAAGATTGTAAGTTTCAGGTTTCATTTGTACCTCTAATATTTTTTCTTCAGTTTTAACTACAAACCCCGCTTCTTTTTGAGAGTAGCTTATTGTGTAGGGTTTCATTTCGTCAAGTATTGTAAGTAGCCCATTGCTGTAGTCCCTAATTCTAAGTGAGTTTATAATTCTTTCTTTTACATTTACATAATCATCGCAAAACCTATAGAAGTTTTTGTATTTTTTATAAGGGTTGTTAGGTATCCCATAAACCTGATGATACATTTGGCAATAAGATTCTGGGGTTGGTGTGCCTGACAACAACATAACATAGGGTTTGTTTTTTTCAATTAACTTTTTTACTTGTAAAGCTCGTTTACTTGGCTTAGGGAACGCTCCCATTCCGTGAGCTTCATCACAAATAATCACATCAATATTAACTAAATCTACCTTGTGAAGCGACTCATAATTAATTACCGTTAACTTAAACGGTTCCCCGAGTTTTTGCATATCCGATTCTATACTTGATATGGCTTTCTTTTTAGTAATAAATAAAGCGTTAACAACCTTCAAACGCTGGCAGATGCTAAGGCTGGTAAGAGTTTTACCAGTCCTAACTTCCATTGCTAAATAACAAAAACCATAGCGTGTTACAAGGTCTACGCCCTGTGTTACAATTTTTTTTTGATATGGTCTAAGTTTTATCATGTTTTAAAATAATCCCACACACTACGAAACGCAACTTTTGTGGGCAATGTTTTGTGGTAAAGTTTAGGGTCTATTTCTAACTCATTTAATTTACTTTTTACTTGAACAAACCCTTTTTCTTTAAAATAATTTTCATTTAGATATTCTAAGTAATTCTTTTTTTTATTGTTTGAATTTATCATCAATGTGTTTTTTAATTTTTTTACATTTTTCATATTCCTCCATGTTTTCAAAATAATTTAAAAGATTGACTACGGTTTTTTTTTTGATTTTCTCACCTGGATTATGCATTACATATGGATAGATAGACATAATTATATCTTCAACTGGGACTTTATTTATAATTATATAGTAAGAGTTCCTGTGAGCTAAATCTATTTGTTCTTCCGTTGTCATAAAAGCTTTCTTTGATAATTTATTTCATCTAATCTTTTCATTCTCATCCACTTTCCCTTTTGGTCTCTTCCCTCCTCTGGGGTTACACCTGTTTTATACCTCGCATAAGAAACCATCCACTTATTAAATCTAATTCTACTAATAGACATTTTTGCTCTTGGCCCGTAGTCTGGGTATTCGTCTATAAAATTAAAATAACAATCTTGAAAATGTATTCTATGGTCTACCACCAATGCTGTATTTGGTTGGTTTCCATTTATCAATCCACACCACTCTATAAAATCGTGACAGGTTTCTGCTGATAGTTGTCTTATTTTTAAGTTTACAAACTTGCTTTCAACCAGCCCGTTTGTCAAATAATCTTGCAAACACCTTATCATGTAGTTGTCAAAATCGCACCACTCATCATCATTCCAATCTCCAAACATCAGCTTGCCAAATTCATCAAGTGGTGTAAAGTTTTTATTATAATGCTGATGAAGTTCGAGCTCCCACTTTCTTCTTGCAAAGGAATTTCCCGCACCTTTAATAGCATAGTTTGTGGTAATTGCTATCTTGGGCGACTTGCTGAAAGGTATCTTAATTGCGTCTTTGTTTTTCTTTTCCAATGTAAGTCCTTCTGTAACGACTGAGAACAATCTTTCAAAGTCAAAATATTTTTTAACATCATCAAACACAAGTATCTGCGTGTCTGCCGACACAAGTTGATAGGCAAAAGACCTTTCAAACATAAAAGACTTCCCGTCAATTGTAACAATTTTTTTCATATGAGCTAAAGCGGTCATAAATAATCCCTTTCCTGTACCACCCTCTGGGTTATCTGATATTACCTCATCATTTAAAATTACTGCGGGACAGTAAGATAAATTTTTGTAGCCATGCATTAGAAAACCAATAGTAGATTCCATTGACGACACTCTGCTTTCTTCTTGACCACATATGTTTTTGATAAAAGTTTGGTAGTAACCGTCCTCTTGCACTCCACACAAATTAAAGTTTCTATTTATCACATGGTCTTTCCAAACATATCCTCCTAAATCTAAATAATCTATGGGCACTATTTCGTTCTTGGTAATTTTTACTGCACAATTTTTATAATACAAGTAAGAAGTTTCTTTAGTGTCTTCAATAAAATAAATATCTATGGTTGATAGCATAGACAAAAACTCCTCTTTAAAAAAACGAGTATTGTCTGCAAAATAATTATAGATAGACATATCGTCATCTTCAATCAAGTGGTTTAAAATAAAATCCTTTATTTGTTTTTCGTCAGTGTGGTCTATTAAGTTGTTGGTAACTTTCACGAACACATAGTTCTTTCCTCCTTCGGGGCAATACTTATAAAACCCGTTGTCCTCTAAAAAATGTTTGAAAAGTATATGTATAATTTTAATTACCCCTTTATCTGTTTTGCTCCAAAATTTTTCCTCTTGATTTTCTTCATCTAATCTTTTTAAAACTGAATCAATAGTTCTGTCTTCAACCTCTTCATCTTGTAGTTGTTGTTTGATTTCGTTTTTAGAAGAGCCTCGTTTCAATTTTACTTTTATGTTGTTCAATCTGTCCTCGTCCTCATAGTATTTCGTACCAAAATTTGCCGTGTTTGAGTAGGCCGAATCAATTGTTCGTGTTATCTCTGCCTCGTTAAAATCTTTGGTCTTATAGTTTGAAAGAACATAGCCTGCTAATGATTTATTTATCCCAAAGTCGTTAAAAGCACTAGCTAAAACGAAACAATTATTGTTTCTTTGCCCTTCTATCATAGGGTATTTTTTCTTCCACCAAATTAAAAGTATATCTACAATCTTGTTTTCATCTGTAATTGGAATGGTTGGTAAATCTTTAATTATATGTTTCTCTTCATAATCTTTCTCTTCAATCTTATCCCAAACACTTGAGTTTTCATTAATGTAAAGCAATGGGTCGTAGCTTTCATAACAAACTCTTGATACATTTTTACAAGTCGGGTCAAAGTGTGGGTTGTCAAAATGAGATTGCAATGAATTAAAATACTTCACATGATTATCTACATCTTGCGGTATCTTTACCAATACCTTAAGTCCTTTTCCCGAAGGAGATATAAACACCGAATACACATAAGGATTTTTGGTTAGTTGTTCTTTGTCCTGTAATAACTCTTTGTTTTTTTCATATCCATCAAAGTCCAAACAAATAAAACCTGAATGATGCTGTATCGAACTATCGTTTCTTTTAGTAAATATTCCTGAAAAGCAAATAGCGGGTAAGTTTTTCTTCATTTCATTTCTCTCATCTTTTCTCTTTTCGAGGCGGATACTTTTGACAAGTTCTTTGCTTGCTCCGTGTTTGATTCTCTCTAAAATACTATCCATTGTCCTATGAAATGGAGTGTCTGTCTCTTTTATATTTTGAAATATTGTTATGTTTGGTGTCATCTTGTGTTGGGTTTGTGTTAAGTTTATGTTGTCAATCTCTTTGATTTTCAGTTAGTTGCATACTTTGTTAACTTTTCCTTATGTATGTGGGAAAAAAAAATAATGTTATAGTAAATATATATATATCATTGCACAATAAAAAGCGAGCATTTGTAAGGTAAAAAAAAAGGGGAGTTTAATCCCCCTTTTTGTGTATAAAACTTTAGTTTTAAAAAGGTAGTCCGTCTCCACCTTCAGCAGTTTGTTGTTCCTCTACCTTCGGTGTTGGCTCCCATGTGTCTAATTGCATATAAATATTACCTGATTTGGCAGTCTTTACATCTATGTTTACCCAACCCTTTTTTTTGTTAGCATTTAAGAACGCAATAGCATCGTCTACTTTTACACTCATGCTTCCAACTACGAAGTCGGGTGCATTTGGCTTCCTTTTAAAAGAAAACCCATCTGCAAAGATAGGGTCATCTTGCACTTGTTGATTGTTTTTCATATTGTTTATTAATTATTAATTTTTGTTCCAATAATCTTAATGTTTCAGAAATGATTTGACTCTTTTCTTGTTGATTTTTACAAGTAGTTGGAACATCCACTTGAAAAAAATCTTTCTTTTTTTTAAATAAGTTTATCATATATAAAATAGTTTTCTATATCTTCAGTCGGATTATCGCCATAAAACTTTTGATATATTTCAATTGCTTTCTCAACCTTTTCCTCTCCTCTATCTATAAAGGATTGTTCTGGCTCAAACATGCCAACCATCTGTGTTAGTTTGTCCACCACATAAAAAACAAGTGGCCTGTCAAACAAACATTGATATATGTAACACTGACTATCGTAATTATATAGTGTTGCTTTTCTTTTAAAGTCATTGATATTGCTTGATGATTTTAAATCAATAATTTGATTCTGGCCAAGTATATCCGCTTTGCCCTTCCACATTAGTCCTTTGATTTCTTTAATCATCGGCACTTCATATTGGTTATCGGGCGAATATAATTCATCAAAAAAAATAATGTTACTATTTATTGCACTAACCCATGAATGAACATCATCAACTTCTTTTTGTAACAATGCTATTTCGATTTTTTGTTCAGCAACAAACTCTCTGTATGCTTTGTTGTTCCTGGTAGCTACATCAACCACTGGAAATTGTTTTGCTTTTTCGGGCTCTAAAATAAGCTGATGGAAAAATCTTCCAACCGCAAATTCTTTAGTGTCGGGACGAGACACTCCAAACTCTTTTGGATTTCTTAGCAAAGTTCCTATGTCGGAGTTGGAAAGATAATTCTTCCCAACCCCATTATAATATTCGTTGTCGTCTAAAAGTTTCTCTAATATTTTTTTCATGTCTTGATTACATTAGAGATTTCTTTTTTCACATTTGCTTTTATCTTGTATTTCTTTTGAAGATTAGAAACAAGCTTTGCAATTCCCAAATTTTTATTTGCTACCACATAACTTAAAACCTTGTCCCAGTTTTCATCTCCAATATTTAAATCATAAACAGTTGTTGTTTGGGGTGCTTCTTGTTGTGCGATAGCATTGGCTACCTCGTTGGCTGATGCTACTGAGGTGTCTAATCCAATACCAAAGTTACCTAAAGCTCTACCCCAAGCTGAAGTCTCGCAATTTTCTACATAACTTGTTTTGTTTATAAAAGTACTTCCTTTACTTTCCTCTGCAAGTCCAGTAGCTATTGTTCTGCCTTCCTCATCTTTGATAATTGCTTTGATAAGAATTGTAGTGTCTGTCTTGTCTAACACTTTGCTTTCAAGTGTGTATCTGTTGAAATATTTTCTGAAATGTTTTAATCTTTCATGGACTTCAACATAGTCCTTTCCCTTTATGCTTATTGTTTTTAATTTATTCATAATTTTAGTAGTTTATCGGTTATTAATTTATATTTATTCATCAATCTTTCTCTTGAGTTTTTTAAAGATTGTATTTGCTTTGGATTTTTTTTGCCGTTCATTTCTAATTTTATTGAAACTTCAATTCTTTTTAGTTTGATTTTATAGTTGTCAAGCGCAAGCATATAACACCCATGCCTCCAACCGCCCTCAAAAAAAGCAAGTAGTTGATTCTCGGTTAGTTTTTTATAGTGATGACCACCCAAAGCGGTGTTAAAAATACTTGTTTCTCCTGTATTATTATCTTTAAGTATTTTACAGCCGAATACCATTCTTGCTTTATATTCTGGTCCGTTTAAGTTGACTGCGTAAGGGTCTTGTACCGCTTGTTCAAATATATCTTTCATTCTGTATTCCATTAAAATACATCTTGGTTTTCTAATACTATGTTGGATATTATATTGCTATAATCTGCGTCCTCTTCGATTTTTTTTTCTACTTGAGCAATTCCATGTAAGATGGAAGAGTGCCCCACATCATAACCATTCCCCGACATATAGTCTTGGATATATCTTAATCTCATAGGCCTCGTATAACACAGGTAGTATAACAAATGTCTTGCGTCTACGACTTTTCTTTTTTTAGTTTTGTCAAATAACTCGTCTGTATCTATGCCGAAAAGATTAGTTACTTTTTCTACATACTGATTGAATATTCTTATTTTCATTTTGTTTATTTTGATAATGTTTAAATTGTTTTTGACCCTTTAACATACCATCGTACATGTCGGTCATAAGCTTCTGTAAAGTTTGTTTGTGCATAGTAAATGTTTGGTTTGATAAATTTATAAAATGTTTAACTATTGTCCAAATTTTACTTGGTCTTTTTTCTTAATAATTTTAGCTCTTATCTTGTCGTTTTCTTTTTCCATCTCAACTTTTAGTAAGATTAAGTATCCAATTAAATCTTTTATGGTGTCCTCGCTTGAGGCAATACCACTGCACTTGTTTATCCCTAAGGTTTTTATGCGGGACAATTTGTCATCTATTCTTGCGCACAAACCTTCTGTTGCGTTTAGTTTTGAAAAGATATGTGGAGGGTTGTTTGCAGTGTCTCCATAGTTTTTGTTCTTCTCTAATAAAAGCAACACAACATCTCGTGCCACTTGTTTTATATATTCCTCTGTTGTTTTTTTCATACCCCTAACATCTTATAGGTTGTGTAATACAAGTCGCTCTCTAACATTTTAAAATCCCTTGTTTCCATTTGGTCTTTTTCCCCATAATTTAAATACCAATTTCCACTTTCCAACATTTCAATCTTTAGTCCACCAATGTAGCACATCACTGCCACACATTCTTTGTGCAGTGGCACATCTTTAAACCAGTTCTCATATTCCTCTCGGGTTAACAATCTCCCAGTGTCTTTAAAGACACTTATTGATAGGGGCTTTTCATCGTCTGCATATCTTAGCAGTCTGCTGATATAATGTCTGTCGGGTTTTGGGCGAAGCTTTTCTGCTTCTGCTTCTGTTTTAAATATATTCATAGTTTTAGTTTTAAAAAAGGCGGTTTGTTTTTTAAGAGTAACCACCTAACGAAAGCTCTTGCGTTTTTTATATGTAATGTTTGCCATATGATTAAATGCTTGTCCCTCAATATATTCGTTTATATCTTGCTTTATATTCAGTTCATAAATTCTTTTTATGTCCTTCAATATTTTTATGTAATCTTTTTCATCAAACGAATATCCTTTGCTATCGCATATGTTTTTCACATCTTGAATAGTTATTGTGAAACTTATTTCTATCATGGTTTTAAGTCGGATACTCGTACATACCAGTACCCATTGTTTAAGATTTTTTTTGCTTGGTGAAACCAATTTTCTTTCTTTTGTTTGCCCACATATATGAGCACTTTTAAGTTCAAAGAAATTGCTTCAATTACTTCTTCAACAAACTCTACTTCCTGGTAGGTGTTGTCGTCATACAGAACAAACAATCTAAAGTTGTTCATAATCTCTTGTATATAGGTTTGTCCCTGCTGACATTGTTTGGTTGTGTCTAACCAAATGCTATCGTTAAGTTTTATCATGTTGTTCATTTCTTTTTGACTTTCATGTTTTGTTCCATAAATATTCTTATTTTTCTTTTCCACTTAACCTTTTCTTTATCGCTCTCCACATATTCGGGAAAACAAAACCAATACTTTGGCTCTTTTTTGAAAAAATTTTTGATGATATATCCTATTGCTTTCATAGTGTTATGTTTGGTTTATACCAATGTACGACAATATTTAGACAATTGCAAATTTAATTGTGGGGTTAGAAAATATTTCCATCTGCGTACCCGCTTGCTTCGGCATCTATAATCGGGTACACTCTGTTTATGTAGTCCCCATATTTTTTATACCACTCCACTTTTGCATGAAGTTCTGCTTCTTGTTCAGTCATAGGTTTTCTTGTATTAAATCTATTATCTCATCAAACTTTTCGCACCCACAGGTAGTTTGTGAATCCTCTATACAGGGTGTATCATCTCTCAAATCTTTGAGTTTACCAATTATATAATCTTTATTTTTCATGCTGTTCATTATTACATTCTTAATTTTATTTGTGAATAAACTATGTTAGCTAATCGTTCAGCATCATGAACATCAATGTCATGACCGAATTCATCATAAACATATTGCATTAATTCTAAATTATCTATAATAGTATCAGCGCAGTTAATTATTTTTTCTCTGCATTTTTCTATTACTTTTGTTTTTTTGTCGTGTGTGTTTAATTTTACTTTTGACATAATTTCTAATATTTAAATGTTTTGTGATACTTCTCTCCTTTTGATTGCTCTGTTATGTTAAAGTAAATCCAACACTTTTTTGCACTTCCATTCAAGAGTATGTTTATTTCTTTTCGTCTGTACCATGTCGGGTGGTTTTCCAAAGCGTCTAAACTTTCTAAGGTTGGCATATCTACATTGAACACATCTACTTCTACATTATGGCCTTTGCCTTTCTCATTCAAAAGAAATGGTAACCCCTTAACAATTAAGGGGTACCTATCTTGAGTCGTTCCGCTACCGACAAACTCTTGGTCTTGCAAAAAGTTTCGGTGGTTTCCAAACCCTCTTTTCAAAGTTCCATACACTGCGACAAGTTCTTTGTTACCCTCGTACTTCGGTGTATCAAACTCTGTAAAGTCCATTACTTGTTCTTTAGAAAAACTTTTATCACAACTTACACAATAGTATTTGTTCTCCGATAACTCGCTTTCATCATACATCAAATCGTTGGTGCATTGAACACAAACATTGCTTTCATTTTTCCAATCAAACTCATCCTCAAATTCATTGTGGTTTTCAAAAACAAATTCACTTGGGGTGCTGGTACCAACTCCTACATTACCCGCAAATCTTGATACCCAACTAGGTGTTTTGTAGGTTGTGAACACATTGTCTTTAGAGTACCAAACTTTATCTTTGTGTGTCCAAAGGTGCTTGTTGTATATTTGGAAAGTTCTGTTTCTTGTGTTAATGGTTGCAAACCTAACCAAAGAATACTGAGCAAGTTTTTGCTTCCAAATATGTCTTTCAATTCTGCCTAGCTTGATGGCTAAATCTTGAGTGTCGGTCATGTTCTTGTTTCCCAACTCGCTAATAGTTCCATTCATCATCAGCAGTTCGTTGTGCTTCTTACCGCATTTAAATGGATGCGTGTTTTCTTTACATATTTTCCCAATCGTTGCGTATCTAAAATGAGCAATGAAGGGTCTTGTTGTATTTAGTTTTTTGTAATCTTTTGATTCATGATAAGATACTTTGAAAGTATCTAACCATACTATCCCCAATCCATGAGGGTTTTTTCTCGCTGAGTTTTTCAGGACTTGTTGCGAAATCTTGTTTCGCTTTTGTTTTATTATTATTATACACATTTGTTTTAAGTATTTAAGTGGGGTGTCTTTGAAGACACTGCCCTAAGGTTAAACATAATTTAAACAAAGGTACGACATTCTATCGACATATCCAAATACCTCTGTTGCTTGATAATGAGGGCGGAAATAAATCCACCCTTTCGAGTACACAACTCTCATCAGATTATCTATTGCGAAATATTCTTTCGCATTAAAAGTTTCCTTCTGCAACTTGAAAACATTTTAATCCTCTCCTTCGCCACATCTTAACGACTTTATCCCTGTCATCAAAGACGCACATAATTCTGTACATAGCAAAACTTGGGTCGTCCCATTCATCAGTAATTTCTTGCTCTTGCTCTATGAGTTCGTCCAACCATTCCTCTTTTAAAACATCATCGGGTTTCATCAACTGGCTTGTGGGTCTCATCTTTATATCGTCATAAAATATGTTGTACTTCTCCAACCACTGCTCAGTCGCTTCTTGCGTTCCCGCTGAACGACCGCTAAATATTATTATCCTGTAATCTCTCCATAGGTGCTTCGCAACTTCTACCACTGGGTAATTTGGCCTGTCAAGTTTGATATTGTTCGGGTCATAGAATTTGTCCCAATCAATCTTGCCATCTGGCTTACTGGACACTTCCCTTCTTTTGCTTATATCGGCAAGTGTTCCATCTAAGTCAAATATTATTACTTTATTGTATTTTCTATTTAAGTGTTTTAGATTCATAATTTTAATTTTAATTGTTACTGACAAAGGGGGTTTTTAATCCCCTCTGTTTCGCCACCTTTCTGTGTTGCTCATCAGAGTAACTAATTAAACTAAATATTGGCGACTTTCTTTTCGGCTTGTTCTCTTGTTAGGCCAAACTTATCCATCAGGTTTTTAATTCTCATTAACCTCCTGTTTTCTCTCCTCGCTTTTGCGTGGTGTAAAATGTTGTTTTCTATTCTGTGTCTATTCATGATATTTTTTTAAATTTTTGTAAAATATTTTATTAATTAAATCCTCTGTTATATTGGGGTAATCTTTTAATTTTTCTATACAATCAATCGTGTCCCCAGTGTAATAACATTCATGGTTTGAAAGTTCTCTTTTGATAATTCTTTCGATTCCATTCTCTGCAATGTCTTGTTTTATTGCATTAGTATAAATCTTGTTAAGTTCTTTTAAAACTTTTTTCGCTTGATTTCTTGGGCAATACATACCCGAGCCCAGTCCAGTGATTTGGTCTTGCTTTGTTAGGAAATGTTTTCTCATGCCTTCAATGAATTGTTCGTTACTGAAGGCAAAGAAAACTTTTCTTTGTTTGAACAGGTTTGTTTGTGCTTGTTCTGTGTAATCGTTTAAGTATTTCATAATAATAATAATTTAAAAGTTAATTGTTACGCCATTAAAAATAGTTTGATATAGTATAAAAAGAATGCCTGTAAAACTCATCAACATTAGCTTGTAAATAAACAATGCTAAAAGTGGGTTTGTGTCATTCCAAATTGATTTTAGTAAGTATTTCATAATAATTGTTTTAAAAAGTTAGAGAGCGTGAGGGGAGTCGAACCCCTCTAAATTTCCAAAACGCTCTGAGAGTGTCTTTAAAGACACTCTAGGGCATATATACATTAACCTCAGACCCTCGGACTCTATCCTCCCACTCATCAGCTAATACATCGTAGTTCCTTTTTAAGTCTGTGTCAAACCATGTTAAATGAGCGTGGTGAAATAGTTCTCTGCCCCTTACAAAAGCACCTCTGCTGGCGTACTGGCTTTTAATCCATTTCCACCCCTCTACGTAGGGGATGACATACCTGTTAAATTTATGAGTCAAAATCATTCTTCTAAAATGTCCCGCAAGCGTTTCTAACCAGTCCACTTTTTCAGCGTTCCCCTCGTACATGCTCATGAGTACAGGTCTAATAATCTTAAGAAATTTTTTGTGAGTTCCGTTCGGATTATTAATTGAAAAGTCTAACAGATGATAACAGAGCTCGTACCTCCTCATCATCTGCTTGACGCTCTGAACTCTGCTCGGGAGTCTCAACTCGATAGCGTGGTCCATGATTTTTACAGGGCAATACTTGTTGTGTCTACCACCTAAAAAACTATTTAAACTGCTTTCGTATTCTAAAGGAATTATTGAAAGATTTCGACTGCAATAATTATTGGGTAATCTCTTTCTGAAAATAGCGTAAAATATACCGAAGTTTTTTCTGATTTTCTCGGCAACTTCTTGACCGCTCAAACCATGAACACTCAAAGTGATATGACCCCCGCAACTTCTATCGGATGGGCTAAACTCATCAGAGATAATTTTCTTAGCTTCAACAAACATGTTAAAAACTTTCGTCCTCCAAAGTGATTTTGGCAACAGAGGAAGCACATGAGTAACCGCTTCAACTCCGCAACTAGAATCAGTTTCAAAACCTTTAAACAGAGGGTATTCCATGACCGCCCTTCTGTGAAATCTTAGCTTTTCAATTTCAAAACCGATATTAAATTTACTTTGAATTTCGTTCGGGTCATCCCATTGTGTGCCCTCATATGTTTCAACAATGTTTGTTGTTTTTATCCCTCGCAAATCAACCTTTTTAGCTTTGTTGATGAACTCAGGCTCAGGGCTTCCATGATACCCTCGGACTACTCCTCGAGCGGTGTCCCCAGTAATTTCAAATTTTACTCCTGTATCAATCATAGCTCTGAAATTTTTAAGTTAATCAAATTCATTACCTCAGTTAACTGGGCAACTTCGTTTGAGGTTTTAACCTCATCTGGGAAAATTTCGAATTTTATATGAGAAAATTGTCCAGTTCCTTTAAGGGTTAAAATTGCTTTTGGTCTTTCGATTACTTGAGCATTCCCCTCTGTTAGTTCCGCCTTTGCGAATTTGTGTAAACTTTCAAGGCTTCTTGAAGTGCTTTCGCCATTGTTCTCTGCCTGTGTACACTCTCTTTTGAATTTCGTTACAACCTGTGGATTTTCCTCGAGTAATTTACCCGCTTTAACCATTTTGAAAAAATATGATTTTTTCCAACCGAAAACTCTCTCGGCAAATATTTCAACATTTACCCAGTCTACGCCCTCAGTGTTCATGAGGTTTTTCGCTTCCTCTGATTTGTACCAGTCATTGGCCTTGTTTACGATTTTAGCAAGTTTCAACGATTTTTCAAACTTACTTTTTTTCGCATCTCCTATCTGTTGAGATAGGTTTTGAATTGTGTTAATCGGAACATGATTTCGTACCCCAGTATGAGATAAAAACTCTTGTTCGATTTGGTTTAAATTATTCATGATTTTTATTATTTAGTTTAATTATTTTTTAATTATGGTTTAAATATAGTTTATTTCATATTAGCACGCAAGTTTTTTTTTCTTTTTATTTAGATTTTAGTTAAATAATTGATTTTCTTTCTGTTAGATGGGGTCTAATTATTGTAAAATATTAGCGTGTATTTTCCTGGAGCGGGTTATTACCTTTCTTTTCTCTGTATGAGGGAAAGGTCAAAAGGTGTCTTCAAAGACACTTTAAAGGGGGGAAAATGCAATATAAAAGAGAATAAAGGCCTGTACAATACTCAAAACAATTGCATTTGACAGAGGTAGGATAAAAAGCTAAAAAATTTGGCCAACCCGAGACGAAACAGACCCCCGCCCCGTAAAAAAAAAGTCATTTTATTTTTTTTAGATTTGTGCGTGTGGCGATATATAACCTCCAGCCTCTATATATCTAAAATAAATTTGTATCTTTACATAAAAGAATCAGTTATGCATTACAAGGATATAAAACCTTCAGAGTTAGGATACAGAGTTCAAGATGGAAGATTAATTAATGATGCTCCAGAATTAGTTTCTGGAATTTCAAAAGCTGCAATCATGAGAAAAGAAATGAAGAGCAGAACATTAACTCAAGACATCGCACTAGGTATCGAGCTAGCTGAAGATAGAAAAAACATTAAAAATATCATCAAAGGTATTTAAAGATACTTCCCTTTATTGGTAGTGTTTGGTTTGAGAGGACTCTAGGGTCCTCTTTTTTTATTCTATTTTATGTCAGCTTTTATTATAATATGTATAGTTTGTGTACAGTTTATGTAGACTTTTAAAACATAAGTTATTGTAAATCAGTTTATTAAATTAAAAATGTCAGAAATGTTAAGTTTGAAGCCTCGTATATGGAAACGATATATGTGTGTTAATAATATATATATATAGAGTATGAGGGGCTGAACTGCTCATATTGTATTAATTCAATTATTTGTTTACCTTTGCATATTAATTAAATTAAATTCAAATGAATCCAGGCTATACTCCTAAAGAACTACATTTTTCACAACCAGCAAGAAATCAATTAACACAAGGCATAGCAAAAATTGCTAAGGCTGTAAAGAGTACATTAGGCCCTAGAGGTAATACTGTATTAATAGAATCTCAAGACCATACTCATGGTATAACTGTAACAAAAGATGGAGTTACTGTGGCGAAATCTATATCTCTCATGGACCCAGTTGAAAACCTTGCAGTTCGCATGATGAAAGAAGCGGCAGATAAGACTGCTACTTTAGCAGGTGATGGTACGACTACAGCTATTGTTTTAACTGAAGCTTTAGTAGAACATGGGACTTGCACAATGGGTGAGGATATAAATAGAACCGAAGTTTTAAAGTGTTTAGTTGACCAAACGAAATTAGTTGTAGAGGAGTTGAAAAGTAAAAGCCACGAAATAGATAAGAGTAAGCTTAGAGATGTAGCTGTTATATCGGCCAATAATGATAATGAGATTGGAAAAATAATCGCTGATGTATACGAAAGTGTAGGTCAAGACGGAATTGTTACTGTGGAAAAATCACAAACCAGCGATACTTATTTTGAAACCACAAATGGTATTAAAGTAGACAGAGGTTATTTATCCCCTCTATTTATAAATGACCAGAAAAAAGATGAGTGTGTACTAGAAGATGTTTATATCATGGTGTCGGATGCAGAGATAAACAATATACTTCAAATAGAAAATATTCTTAAACCTATAATAGCCGACAATAAAAAATTATTAATCATTGCTCCATGCTCAACCAATGTGACAAACACTTTGGCAGCAAACGTAATGAAAAGAAACTTAAAAATATGTTCTATCACGCCTCCTTCTTTTGGATACAAGCAACATGAGTTAATGCAAGATATAGCTTTATCTGTGGGGGCAACATACTTCAGCGAGAAGACAGGGGATGACTTGAGTATTATTAATTTTACTGATTTGGGTCATGCGGCTAAGGTGATAGTTAGTCGAGACTCAACGGTCATCCTTAAAGATGAAACAAAAACTAACGAATCTCAGATTGAAGAAAGAGTAAAAGAATTATGGATTGCTCATGAGAATGCAAGTAAAAAAGCAGATAAGGAATTTATTGAATCAAGGATTGCATCTTTGACGGGTGGAATAGGCGTTATATATGTAGGAGGCAATACAGACTTAGAACAAAAAGAGTTGTATGATAGAGTAGATGATGCAGTCTGTGCTGTGAAGTCAGCACTAGAGGAAGGTATATTGCCTGGCAGTGGACTAGCTTTGTACCGAATTTCGCAAGATTTTGAAAAAAAGAAGACTAAAGACAAAAATTTAAAAATTGCTTACGCAATTTTAGCGCACTCTCTAAAGTCTCCTTTGACCCAGATACTAGAAAATGCAGGATTAAATGTAGAAGAAATTTATAAAGATGTGAAAGGTTGGAAAAAAGGTTATGACTTGAAAAATGAAAAGTATGGTGACTTAATAAAAATGGGAGTCATAGACCCAATGAAAGTTACAAAGTGTGCGCTTCAAAATGCAGTGAGTGTAGCAGTAACTATTCTTTCTACTAATGCAATAATAACAATGGCACGTTCATATGAAAGCGATAGGTAAAAATATAGTTGTAAAAATAATTGAAGAAGAGATTGAAACAGATTCAGGGCTATTGCTGTCTCAAGAAGATGCAAAAGGATTGCGTTATCAAAAAGCAGAAGTCATAGAGCCAGGTAGTGATGTAACTGTTATCAAAAAAAAGGACACTATTTATTTTGACAAAAGACAATCTTACACCATGATAATAAAAGGCGAACAAGTTACAATCACTCAAGAGCGAGATGTCGTTGTTGTTTTATAGTATTATTCATTTCTATAATCATATTCCTATATACCTTGTCTGAGTACGACACATTTTTAGCAAACATTTTATTTTGTGAGGGGCTGGTCGGTATTTCTTCTCCATTTAATTTTTTGTAAATAGAGGTCAGCATTCTTTTTGCTTTAAAAGACAATTGATATAAAGCTTTGTGCTTACCTACTCTTTTTCTAAATACTTCTATCCATCCAAGTTGTCTAAGCTTTTCAAACCTTTGTTTATCCCAGCTTAATATCTCATTGAACTCTTGAAATTTGTCTTTAGAAAAGTAGTCTTCAGATTTTAAAAACAAAAGTATATCTAAGTCAGATTGAGATAAATTATATTTAATTTTTATATATTGACGAATTACTCTCCAATATTTTAGATAATTATTTTGCATAAATTAATTTTTGTAAATTTGTAACAAAGTTAATAAAATGGCGGGTAGAACTAAAAAGAAGAAAAACAAAATATGTCCAGCTGGAATAGCTTGGGCCAAAAGAACTTTTGATAGATACCCTAGTGCTTATGCAAATATGGCGGCAAGCAAATATTGCAAAGACCCTAATTACGCAAAAAAAAGTAAGAAATAATGGATGCAAAAAAATTAAAAAAAATTTCAAGCGAATTAAAAAAAGCTTCAGCTATGCATAAAGGGCAAGCTTTAAAAATAGATAACATGCTAAAATCATTAAAGAAAAAGAAATGAGTAAATTAGCAAAAGGAAACCGACCTAGAAAAAAAAATGGTAAAAGTGATTTAGGTATGCAAAGTGTAATATACGGATTAGATAATAATCCTAATGTTACAGCAGCAGACCCAAAAGCAAAATTTATAGCAAATAGTAAAAAATAGAAATTATGCCTACAGTAAAAACAAAAAATGGTAAAAAAGTTTTTCCTTATAATGCAGTTGGTAAGGCTCAAGCAGACTCTTATGCAAAAATGCATAAAGGAAAAATAAAAATGAACCCAGGATACGGAATGGAAAAGAAGAGCTATTAATAGTGGAAAAGATTCACTATAGCGATAAATATTTATCTCCTGCTCAAAGGATATTACCTAAAACAGTAAAGAAAAAAATATTTAAAAATCTTGTTGAAAAACATAAAAAAAAATAAATGGGCGAATTAAAAAAATGGAGGGAACAAAAATGGGTTCGTATTGGAACCGATGGCTCTATACTGGGAGCTTGCGGTACTAGTAAAGATAAAAAAAATCCTGATAGATGTTTACCATTAAATAAAGCTAGAAGCTTAACAAAAGCTCAAAGAGCAGCAACGGCTAGAAAGAAAAAAAGAACAGGTCGTAGAAGACAATTTGTTTCTAATACGTCAGCGGCAAGAGTAACAAGATAAAAATAAAAAAATGGGAAAAATTAGTAACACTTCATCATATCCAAATGCTGTTCCAGCGAACAGTGATATGCTTATATTTACAGATGTATCAGACAATAACAATACGAAGACTTGTAAGTTTAGTCAAATAGACTCTTCTATTCTTTTTGATTCATACACATGGACTATGACGGGTTCTGAAATATATAATTTATTCAGCACAACGCCTGGTACCACAATAAGAACACCAATACTTAGTTTGTCTATACCTGACAATTCAGTGTTATTAATACATAGAGTGTTAGTAAATACACAGTTTGTAAATACTGCATATCCTAGAAATGCTAGTGATGATTTACTTATTCAATCAGGACAAGTTTCATATGATGGAGCGGCTTATCAAGAAGTTGCAGGAGTAGAGTTAAAAAACTGGGAAGGGATTGGATTAACAGCAGGTCAAAGTTCAAATGGAGTTGTTGAAACAATTAGTCCAGACAATCATTCTTTTGTAAAAAATGGCTATTTTAATTATACAACTTCTTTTCCTGCATTATATTTTAAATCAATATATGCTGGACCCACAGCAATAAATACAGGGGACGCTAAAATTACATTTAAAGTAGAATACGCTATACAAGATTTCAATACTATATAAATCATGGCCAACAAAAAAAACATGAAGTGTAATGTTGTCATGAGAAGCGATAGGCCTGGCAAAAAAAAAATGGTCAAAGCTTGCGAAGGAGGTAGAGAAAAATTAATACACTTTGGGGCAAAAGGTTATGGCCACAATTATTCAGCTGCTGCTCGTAAATCTTTTAGGGCAAGACACAAGTGTAGTACTGCAAAATCAAAACTAACCGCACGCTACTGGGCGTGTAAAAAATTATGGGCTGGACCAGGCGGTTCAAAAAAATCTTCACCAAAAAGTAGACAAGGAAAATATTAGTATCTTTGCTTTATACAAAAAAGATAAACCCGAGTGTTGTAAAGGTCTAAATTTTGCAAAACCTTTAAATGCTCACAAAGTATTAAAATTATGATGAAACAAGGATACAATTCAAGACTAGACGAATCACTAGGTTCAAAAAATGGTAAAAAGTCTCAATCTTATAAAGATAGAAGAGATGAAAGTAAAGCTATGAGCAAAAAAGATTATGGCCACGCATATGGCGGAGACCATTCTATGAGCTACGAGCATAAGTGCATCAAAGACGGAAAAGTACATGAGCATTTAATGAAGATTATAAAAAAATGAAAAAATTATTTTTCAGACTACAATGTTTGTGGAATGCTTTAATGTTAAAGCTAACAATAAACGTTAGTAGTTGCCCTTATAAACTATGTAAATGTAAATAAAATGAAATCGAGAGGCTTAGGCGATACTATAGAAAAAATAACAAAAGCAACGGGAATTAAAAAAGTTGTTGATACTGTTAGTAAAGCAACTGGAAAAGATTGCGGGTGCGGAAAAAGACGAGACAGCTTAAACAGAATTTTTCCCTACGACAGATAATATATATGAAGTTTTCAGAATTTAACATAGCGGTAAATACATCGCAAATAGATTTTATAGTTGGATTTAAAGGATTACAAAACTTTAGAATAAGTCCAAGTGATTTAGTTGGAACCTTTTCAAGCTTAAATTTTATAACAAATTCTGGGAGCGGAACAGTAGATTTAGGTACACAGTCTTTTACAATAGTAGGCTCTAGTAATCAGATTCAAACATCTGGTGCTAATCAAACCATAACAATAGGTTTAACCAATGATGTAACAATTAATGGCGAACTTACTGTTTCTGGAAGTGGACAGTCTTCATTTGGAGGACAGGTTACTATTCCCTCCACGCCTGTTGCTGGAACAGATGCAGCAAGTAAAAATTATGTTGATGGTCAAATAACTGTTCAGGATTTAGATTTTAGTGGAGATAGTGGAAATGGGTCAATAGACTTAGATTCACAAACATTTGCTATTATAGGTACAACTAATGAAATAGAAACAACAGCTAATAATCAACAATTACAAATTGGTTTACCTAGTTCAATTAGTGTTAATTTAGTTGGAGATGTAACAGGAAATGTAACAGGAAATGTAACAGGAAATGTAACAGGAAATCTAACAGGAACTATTACTGCTACATCTGTCCTTGCTAATGGTGTTACTGCAACAACACAAAGTTCTGATGACAATAGTACAAAAGTTGCTACAACAGCTTATGTAGATAGCCAAGTTACTGCACAGGATTTAGATTTTGGTGGGGACACAGGTACAGGTTCGGTTGATTTAGATAGTCAGTCATTAGGTATTACAGGTACTACAAATCAAGTTACTACTAGTGCAACTAACCAAACACTAAATATTAGTTTACCCACAACAGTACATAGAAACCTACAAGGAGATGTAACAGGTAATGTTACTGGGGATTTAACTGGTAATGTTACTGGAAATGTGACAGGGGATTTAACTGGGAATGTTACAGCAACTTCTATATTGATAGATGGAGTTACAGGAACAACTCAATCAGCAAGTGATAATTCAACTAAAATAGCAACAACAGCGTTTGCTAGAAATATAGATGACTCACAGGATTTAGATTTTATAACAGGCAGTGGTGGAGGTTCAGTATTATTAAATAGTCAAGCATTAACTTTAGCAGGTACTTTAAATGAAATAGAGACAAGCGGTTCTGGTCAAACTATTACTATTGGACTTCCAGATGATGTAACAGTTACAGGAGAATTAACTGTTTCAGGGACTAATCAGAGTAGTTTTGGTGGTCAAGTAACCATACCAACTACTCCTGTTGCAGCAACAGATGCAGCTTCAAAAGGATATGTAGATGGGTTAGTTACTGCACAAGACTTAGACATTACTGATGGAACTAATAATTCAAGTGTTGACCTAGATAGTCAAACTTTAACATTTAGTGAAACAGCCAATGAAACTACAGTTGCAGTTAGTGCGCAAGAAGTTACAATAGGATTACCTAATGATGTAACAATTAGTGGAACATATACTGGGACTACTTTTGCAGGACAGCTCAATGGAACAATTAGCACTAATACTACAGCAATTACTCAATCTGCAAATAATAACAGCACAAAAGTAGCGACAACAGAATATGTCGATACTGAAGCTGGTAATTATTTACCTCTTGCTGGTGGAACCATGGGTGGTAATATTGCCATGGGTGGTAATAATATCTCAGGTGGGGGAACTGCTACATTTAGTTCTTTTGTTGGAGCATTAACAGGAAATGCATCAACAGCTTCATCCTTGCAAACATCAGGTAATATTACCTTAACGGGAGATACTACCTCTACTAGCGGTGTATCCTACACATCGGGTGGGGACATCGCAATTAATACAAGTATATCAGACACTACGGTAACAGGAAAACTAATAACAGGTGTTAATTTAGGAACATCGCAAAACATTGCAGCAACAGACACTATACTTGAAGCATTTGGATATTTACAAGCTCAAATAACTCAATTACCACAAGGTTTGGTATATAGTGGAACATGGAATGCAAACACTAATACACCAACACTAACTAGTGGTACTGGAACAACAGGTCAGTTTTATATTGTAGCTGTTGCGGGTAGTACCAACCTAGATGGAATTACAGATTGGCAAGTAGGAGACTGGGCTATTTTTATTGAATCTGGTGCAACTGATACATGGCAAAAAATAGATAACACTTCGGCTATTACTGGGACAGGAACAAATAATGCAATAGCTAAATGGACAGGGCCAAGTACTTTAGGAACAGGATTAATTACTGATGATGGTACGACTGTAACTATTGGAAACTCTGGGAATTTATCAGTCGCAGGTGATGGAACGGTTGTAGGAAACTTATCGTGGGGTTCTTTAACAGACACAGGTGAAAGTATAACTATTACAAAGTTTGTAGATGAAGCAGATGGTATTGCGTCAAATGATAATGATACAACTATACCTACGAGTGCGGCAATAAAAGATTATGTGGATACGCAAGTAGGCACAGTAGATACATTATCTGAAATATTGACTAATGGTAATACCACAGGTGGTAATAATATTATTTTTGGAGATTCGGGTGCAATTGGCACAGATGATACATTAATTTTTGGTGCTGGTAATGATTTAAGAATTGCACATAATGGAACAGATTCCGTTATAAGAAACTTTACAGGCGGTTTATTTATCGACCAAGAAGTGGTTGATGGAGATATTTATTTTAGAGCAGATAATGGTTCAGGAGCTCATACTACTTATTTAACTATTGAGGGTAGTGATGAGGAAATTCAGTTTAGTAAAGATGCTCACCTTTTTGACAATGTTAAAGCAAAGTTTGGTAATTCAAACGACCTACAGATATACCACGATGGTACAGGTAATAATAGTTTTATACAAAACAATACAGGCTCTCTTGTTATTGAACAAGCATCTGGCGCAATAGCATTAAGACCGAAAACAAATGAAAATGGAATTCTTATTATTGAAAATGGTGCAGTAAAATTATATCACGACAATATTCAAAAGCTTGAAACTACAAGTACAGGCGCTACTGTAACAGGTAATTTAATAGTAAATGGTTCGTCTGGAGACACAGTTACAATTTCAAAAACCACAACAGAACCAAGTATAAGAATAGAGGGAGACACAAATAAAGATTTTGTTGTTGCTATTAGTGGAGAACTTTTAACAATTAACCAAAACGATGGTGCTACTGATATTTTAAGTTTAGACCACGATAGTAAAAACGCAACTTTTGCAGGTAATGTAAGTTTAGGAGATGATAAAAAATTAAATTTTGGTGCTCTACCAGATTATGAAATTTATCATAATTCAACAACTAATGTAAATCATATAAGTTCATTATCAGACAGACAGTTATCACTTAATGCTAATAATGTTTTTATAACAAATCAAGCTAACACTGAGGTTATGGCTAGATTTATTGCTGATGCAGAAGTGAAACTATATTATGACAATGTACAAAAATTACAAACAACAAGTACAGGTATAGAAGTTAGTGGTACAAGCTCAACTTTTGCAGGTTCGGTAGGAATTGGAACGACTTCGCCTGTAGCTAAATTTGAAGTTTCAGATGGTTCAAGTTCTATAACATTACAAGAATATTCTAATGGAGCTGCAATATTTTTAGATGGAGTAAATGGTGATTTTGTTGGAGGTGATTACTATCATATTTTTGCAGATGGCAGTAGTTATTTAGGATTAGGCGGTTATGGTGGTGGAACTACACCTTTAAATATAGATAGTTCAGGTCGTGTAGGAATCGGAACTACTTCGCCTAGCTCTCCTTTAGAAATATTCCAAGGCGGCAGTGGTAAAGTAACACTGCTTCAGTTAGCAAGACCTAACAATCCAGGTTTACAATCAAATATAAAATTTACTGTTGCAGACATAATGGTTGGGCAAATCCAGCATGAGTATGAGGCCTCTAACTTAAACCATATGTCTTTTACTCTTAGAGCTGTTGATGGTAGTGATATAATTCCATTATGGCTACAAAACAGTGGTAATGTAGGGATTGGAACAACTTCGCCTGCTGCTAGGTTACATGTACAAAACTCTACTAGTGACGGAATAATTGTAAGAACATCTACAAATGTTGAACCTTTTATAGCTATGCAAAGAAATAGCGGAAGCAATGGTGTAGGGGTTTTAAGATTATTTGACACTGGAGATTTAGCGTTTGATACAGGTGCTACAGGCGCAGGTCAATCTACAAAAATGATTATAACAGATTCAGGATACGTAGGAATCGGAACCACAAATCCAACTCATACGCTTCACGTAAAAAATTCTTCAGGTGATGTAAGAGGAATAATGATTGAACAAGCTGAGAGTGCTAGTTATGCAGAAATAGCATTGAAATCAGATATTAGAGAGTTTAGACTTGGC